TTAGGTGGTAGATCTTGTGGGGCGTTCTTATATATGAATCCAATTAATATGGAGGCCTTAAAAGTTGGAGGGCGATACTAGAAGAAGTAAAAAAGAAATAAACCCTAAAAAAGATAATGAATCTAACGCAGTTTCTGTTGAGGTTGTATTCCAATATAGAATGACAGATTATTTTGGTAATAACCCAGATATAGATACTGGTAGAATTGGAGGATTTGCTAGATTAGCCTACAACAATTTAACTTATACTAAGAAAATAGGTTTTGACATTTTCGATAAATATGGTGAACAGTTTTCTTTTGACTTAGAAGTGTTTGCTAAATATAGTCCTAAAGGTAAAAACTTAAACTCGATTAGAGCTGCGAGAATTACAAGAGACTCAGGTCCAAGTAACCCAATCTCTACGTGGTATCAAGTTCAAAACGGTAGAAACATTCTGCAACAATAATCCTTCATTTAGTTAGATAATAATCTTGATATATAATAGAGACGGAAATATCTCTATAATAAGATTTAAAACTAAATGGCACAAATTACTAATTTTACAGTAACATCATGGGCCTCTGAGCAAGATGCATGGACAAATGGACCAGCGCTCGTATCAGGAGGTGGTGTAAATATACAAACAGTTCATTTTAATGAAAATGCAAATGGCGGATCTTTATCACTAGAGGCTGGTGACATATTGTATGTTGACGCTGGCATTTGTTGGCCTTCTTGATGGAGGTGATAATTATTACTATTATGAAGTATCATCTGTCGGATATGTAGTACAAGTTGCTACAAACGGTGTTGTAGGTGCTCCTGCAACTACAACCACAACAACTGCGCCAGTTTATACTTATACAATTTCTATAGAAGATGGAAATGGTGCTACTATTAGTTCTATTAATGAGGGTTCTACATTTAACGTTGTAGTTACAGTAGATCAAGCTGGGCAAAATGAAACCCTTACAGCCACAGGAGCTGCAGACGAGTCAGATTTTACAACATGGCCTTTTGGTGCTGGAAACACTTCACAAGTTTTAGATTTTTCATCATTAACTACACAGACTTTAACGTTTGTTATTGATAACGATACAACTACTGAAGGCAATCAAGATATTATTTTTACTTTAGATGACGGGACGACTCAAACTCTAACTATTATTGATTCGAGTGTAACTAACCAGCCACCTGCATTAGGTAGCGGTTCGTTTAGTGTAACTCAAAACAATAATGACGATTTTGTTGATATAGACCTGTCAGATCCTTCATTAGCAAACGATCCGGAATCAGATCCAATGACATGGACTATTGTAAGCGGTCCTAATAATGGGTATTTAATAGACCCTAATGCTCCGTCAACTCAAATTGCAAATTATCCGCATGTTATTGCTAATTCAGCTGCTACTATTAGATATTACCCAGATAATACTGGTGCTCCATCGTCTACTACATTTGTCTTTAAAGCAGAAGATCAATTTAGTACTCAAACTAATACTGCTACAATTACAGTATCGATAGACCCGCCTAGTAATCAACCCCCGGCGTTTGTTACGGGTTTACCAAACCAATTAACTACACAGGCAACTGGTGCTGGGAGTGTACTTACTTTTACAAGAAATTTTACTGATGAAGATGCCTTCAACATGTGTATTAGAATGGCTTGATGAAGATGGCAATGTTCTAACAACTGTTGCAGGGGTAAATGTAGAATTAAATTATGGTGTCCTTTCAGGTTCTGATGCAACCGGCTTGGATCATACACAACAAACGCGCAGTCTACACGTAATCCTGGAGATCCGGATTTAGTAGATACTATTTACTTTAGAGTAACCGACTCCGACGGTGAGTCTGATTCACATACTATTGATTTTAGACATACTGCGCCTGGAAATAATGCTTCCAACATGGAATGTTACTCCACCATCAACTCCTCAGGAAATTACAGCAGGGGTACAATTTAATGTCACTGGAATAACTGCTTCTGACCCGGATGCATCTCAAACATTAGTATACTCTCTTGCTCTTGCAGGAAGTGATCAAAATGCATCTGGTAATTTTAATGAACAAACAGGTACTTTATCTATAACAGGAGCTGCTACAGGTAGTGTTGAGGCAACACTAACGGTTAGTGATGGTATTGGTCAAGATCAAATTGTATATAATTTTAGTACTGTAGAAGTTGCATATAGAGGTGTTAACTATTCTTCATTTGCAAACTCTGAAACAGTAGCATGTGGATTAACAAGATCGACTGGCTCTGATCTCTATTATTATAGCACAAATGGAGGAGGGACATTTTTATCAAACCTACCACTTGGCGCGAAACTATATTCAGATTTTGGATTAACTCTTCCGGTAACTCCTTCTTCTGCTAGTAATGCGTGGATTTCTTTAGAAGAACCTACATACCAAACAGTAAAGGCTGTTAGATTAGATAGTGATGGTACTATTCTAGAGATTTTAAATTGTACGGTTTCAAGTGGTAACGCATGGCCGTTATATCTTAGATATTCTCAAGAAGGAGAGTCTGGATCTATTGAAGAAAATTACTGTAACGATATTTATGAAGAAGGTGAGGCGTGGCAAAATGCTATAGATCCGGCGGGCAACGGTGGTACTGTAACTTTAGCTGATGTTGTAGCTGCAGGTGGACAACTGTTTTCATCGGAATACTCTGCCAATCAATATTCAGGTCAAACAGCACCAACTGGTGTTGTACTTGCAGATGGTTTATATTCTGAACCAGGAGTAACACCAGATGGATCTTATTATTACTATAATGCTTCACAATGGCAGAGTAGTAATGGCAATACTTTATTTGAGTGTCCACCTCCAATAGTTTATGGTACAAAAAATATTAGTGTTTACTTTTACGCTCCTAATCCAACTGATATTGGTGATGTATGTAATGCAAACATTGGTCCAACATGGGCTGATTCGATTGGGAATTTCACCCAAATAACTCTTTATTATAGACAAGATGTTAATGATAATAATAATTGGAATCTATTAGACTTAGCTAAAAACCAAGTACAAGTTTTCTTATCACAGGCTGCGGCTGACTCTCAAAATTACACTTTATTATCATCTAGTGCAATATTATTAGATGGTATAACTGGTGGTTTTGTAATATGGGATAATAATGAGTATACTGGATATGATGGCTCTTATGCTTGGTATGCTGTTAGTGATGATTTTAATTCAGGTACACAAGATAATATATTAGAATTAGCAGATGTGGATTCAGTTTTAGGCATCTGTGGAGATGGTATAACTGGCGCAGATTTAGATTATATTAGACCTCCGCTTTTTGATGCTTTACAGGTTCAAGTAGGTAATTCCTACTGGATCTAGAACTTCTGTTTATTATGCATTTTATGCATGTAATGCTAAATTAGACCCTGGTATGCCAGGTGGAAATTCATATTATCCAATGTATATTGTAGATGGTATGGTGGATGTTGCTCAAATGTCTGATAGTGGAATATCATATATTAATGATTTTGTAAAGCAAATTTCAAATCGTGGTGTTGATGTTGCCAATCCTGAAGAAAGAGCTCAAATCAAAGTAGGAGGTGAATGTCTAACTTACATAAGCTATATAGTTGCTACTAATATAGAAGATGCGGTTGCTCAAATGAAATCACAGATAGAGCAAGTAGAGTCAAATATTTCATTTCAACACGGTGGGCTTGCAATTCCAGTAAGACCTGTTTCTATTAATGCAATTGATTTAGGATTAGGTAGTCAGGCAGAAGTATCATGGAGAAACTTTACTGATTTAGAAAGAGATAGAATATGTTATGAATGTTCTATACAAGTAAATGGTACTCAACATGCATGGGCAAATTATGTATTTCCAGCAATGGATAATAACCTAGTTTTAGATAGAACTATACCTAATTTTAACCTAGAAGAAAATTATACATTAGATAATGTATCTAAGCCGTTATTAAGAACAAACCCAAAATTAACAACTAATGCTAAAATTGTTGCTAATATTTCAGATGAAATATTCTTAGAATCTATTGACGCAACTAAAGATTTAGCATCAGTTGAATATAAGAGATGGGCTCTTAATCCAAACGGTGATTACTCACAAGACTTATATAAGTTCTATAAAAGTAGTTCCACTCCAGCTGATGTAATGTATGCTGTTAGATCTGATTATTCAGACTTTACAGTACAAGATAGCTTTAGTAAACAAATTGAAGAGGTTTATCATTATGGCACTACATATAATTATTCTAAGTTACATGACGAAGACTTTAGAATGTTTGCTCCTATTTGGTTAGATAAAGATATTCCTAAAAAGTTTGTTGTATTTAGAGTTAACGATCCTGTTGGTGAAATAGACTTTGATGTAAATAGTAACCTACAAAATATACAAGATATTTTAAAGAACTCTGAAATTATTAAGACCTTTGATTTAACAAATGATTCTTCATTAGGTAAATACATTAGAGGTCATGTAAATTCTGAGTCTTTCCCTAAAACACCAGTTCAATTTAATTTTGAAAGAAGAGAGAAAAGTAATTTTAAAGGGATTGATTTAGGCAAGGGTGGATTTGCAACTAAAGGTGAATATCTATATAAAGATTTCGTGAGAGCTGATAGCCCTCTAATAGCCCAGAACTCGATGATTACAGACGGGTTTGAAAGAAATAAATTAGCATGTGCAAATTTACTTAATTTAGAATTCCTATTTAATGATAACGATGCTTCTGATTATACCATTAACAGATATTTTGGCTTATATGTAAATGATATTGATTCAGGTTATGGTAATATTAGCTCTGCTGATAATGGTAATATCATATTTAAAAACTTAAATTCATATATTAATGAGTCTCCGGAGTCTGCAATCCCTGCGTTTAAACAAATATCGGGAACACCAACTTTAGGCTATCTTAATATAAGTGATGAATTCTATAAAATATCCTCTAAAGCAAAATATGACGTTAATAAATTAAACGTAATTGTAGAGGATGGTAAAAACCAAATTCCATCAGAAGTTAAAACAGCGCCAAATGGTAACTCGGTAGATATTGTGAAAGATGATAAACCTGGTTTTGATTTTGTTAAGTTTTCAGTTGTTGATACTCCAGCTATAAATGATAAGTTCATAGTATTTGAGTCTAGGGAATCTGTTTATTCACTTAAGTTTTTAAGACATATTCCAAATGAGGCATGGAAATTAAATATTAATAATGGTGGTACTCTAATTCAAGAAGATATTTTAACACAGAATAGTATTTACTCTACATTCCAAGTTATTGAAAACGCATTAGGAGCTTTTGATAATATAAAGGTTGAATTTGATGGCGATAAAACTATATTTATACAAGAGGTTAATGCTACGCTCGGGGATTTAGATGTTTATATATGGGCTCCAGTACCTAGTGCTGTTAGTAGTATTATTAAGGTAACACAAATGCAATCTTCTGTAAACTTAGATAACTCTACATTTTTCGCATCATCAGCCAATCCAGTAGATCCATCATATTTAGCTCCTGGTGAATTTATTGGAAATTCATTCTCAGCAGCTGGCTCTACTTTAGATATTGCAAATGCAATTGTTGCTTGTATTAATAGTAGCCCTATTAATTTTGATGCTGTATTACAGGAGGGGACTTCTAATTTCTACATTAAGAATAGAGTTAGCGGATATAAGCTTTTACAATCAGGGATTTTAGTTCCTACTGGTAATTCTATTGCATTTTTATCAATAGAGAATAGAGATATAAAAACAGTAAACAACCCACATGGTGTGCTTAAGCTATCAGATGCGGTACTTGATAATAATTTTGTACACTATATGAAAGGTGGTAACTCTTCTGGTAAATCAGTTTTAGTAACTCAAGATTCTGTTGCTGATATTGTTGTCGGAGATATGATACCTACTACTTCGATTGGAGTGTATAATGAAGTTATAGATATTGTAGATGATATTGAAAATACTGGATCAATTTATAGAAAATTAATTTTAGATAAAAAGAATTCTCTTGAAAGTGGAGAACATAAAGTGTATGCTGAAAATGTGGCTAGATTAGGTTTGTTGTCAGCTTATGATATTCACGATATGAACTTTGACTTTTATGATATAGATAATTCTGAGTTAAAAGAATTAGAATTAGAAACTCCGGCAAATATTAATTATGAGCCTGAAAGGAGTGCTTCTAACTCGCTTACAGTGTTTAGTAGCGATTATGATATAGCAGATCCATACAGTTACTTTAGTGGTATTAGTGCTACATTAGGTGAAGAAACATTAGATGAATATAATGAAATTAAATTATTTAGTGAGTATGATAGGTTACAAGAAAATAGTTTAAAGGAATTTGCAGTAGATTCTAGAGTAGTTCCTAATATAAATAAATGGGTACTTAAAGATAGTTTAACTGTAAGAGAACAGCCTTATTATCTTAACTCTAATGAAGCTTTTGGTAGAACTAATTTCTCACCAGATTTTGATGCTGTAGGTAGAGATAGATTAGGAATGACACATGAGTGGTTCTATATGGATAATTTACCAAAATACATAACTAACGATAAACTTAATAGTACGTTTAGCTATATTAATTTTGTAGACGGTTTTGAATTAAAACCATCACACTTTAAAAGCACTTCATATAATTACTTTGATAAATTTATGGTTACTGATGGTTTTGAAGTAAAAGACCAATATGGTATAAAGTCTTTTATTAAAACAAACCTACAAAAGAAATACTCTTTAGTTTCAGGTGGTAATAATGTTTCTTTTGCTGATACTATTTTTAAAGGTATTAAAGTAGGATTTAAGAACCGAAAAGAATTTGAAAATAATAAATCTAATGAGTTTGTAAAAACTTCTGAATTTAATGGCTACAAGTTTAGTACATTATTATTAGTAAGGGGTGGTGGTAATACAAACGACATAGAGTATGAAGTAATACAAAACAAAAAATTTAAGTTTGTTATATTTTTAATTACAGTATCTATTGATGACTTATGGATTGATGGTGCTTTAAATAGAAAACTTCTATATGAAATGAACCATAGTTTTGTTTGGAATAACGAAACTAGAAGTTTTAAATATTCTGATGTTGAATTATCAGGTGCAATTAACCTAAACGATATTAATTTTAATGACCCTAATGCTGATGATTATCGAGTTGCTTTTGGAATTAACCATGTAAATGGATCCAAACCTCAGTTTTTAGATCAGATTAACTCAGACGATGATGATAACTTTGGCGATATTGAAATTACAGTTACTGACTCTAGTGGTTCAGTTACGTTTAAGTTAGGGGATAGAATCTGTAGACGACCAGGGACAAATAACTTTATCCGGTGAACCTACTGATTTAAACGGCAACCCAGTAAACGTTTCTAATATAGCTGGTTATATTCAAAACAGTGCAGAATATGTATACAAACAGGGTGGTAAGAATGCGTTTACGTCGATCTTAGACCAATTAGCGGTCGGATCGGTTGCACAATTATTAGAATTAAACGATGGTAGTATTACTTATACTACAATCGAAGAAGATGGTACATCTTTAAATAACAGGTTTGAATTAGAATTTGAAAATGGAGTAGAAATAATTAAAGATGCAAATTTAGTTACAGTACCTGATCAGGATAAACCTAAAACGTTTAAACTAAAACAGGGTACAATAGGATTTAATCTTTATGGAAGTGATACTTATTATCCATTCTTAGTTAGACATAATGGTAACTACACTGTAGATACTAGACCTGTTGTAACATTTACAGATACTTATTCTCACTTTAAAACAAACACGTTACAAACAACAACAAACGCGTTTGAATTAAATATTGAAGAACCTATGTATAAGCACTCTTTAACTAGCGCTGAAGAAATTAAATTAGCTAGAGATTACTATAAGAAATATAATAGATGTGGAACTTCATTTAACCTAGGATTTATACAAGACAATACACATGATAGCCATTGGGGTATAATTAAAAACCACTTCTATAGAAAAGTAAATGAGTCTAATGCATCTGGTGTAACTAAACTATCTACATCTACGGATAAACTGCCTCTTTACCCATTAATTGGTGAGGTTGCAATAGATAAAAAAGATGTAAATGTGTTTAAATCTTCATGGGATAAAAACTATTATACTAGGTCTTTATCAGGTGGAGTTACTGAAAATGTTCCAGGTACTTTTGAAACTAAAGAAGAAAGATCTTACTTAGGTTCTACTATTATGAAAGTAAAAGATTCATACAATATACTTCAATTTAGCTCAAAACAAGTATTTAGCCAGGAGGAGCAAGACTCTATTTTAGCTAATGATAATAATACTACAGATGTTGTAATATTTGAAGATAAAAAATATGTATACATTGATTTTTATATTTCAACAACACTTAATCGCTTATTAAGTGAAGATGGTGTATTAAACTCTATTAATAAATTTGTTAATCCTGTAGACTCTGCTGGTGATAAAACCACCACAGTTGATGATGCAATACTTTATGTTGAAAATAATTTAGCTAATGCATTTAATTTAAACATGATAAAAATATACACAAGTAGAATAAAGGGTAAATATTCTGAAATACTTTCTACTGAAAATATTGAAAGTTTAGATGATGCTGGGTTTACAAACGATACAAACTTTACTTTTAAGGCGCACGAACAAAAGCCCCTTAATTTTAGATTGATATATAATAAAAGATTAGGTTACTCCTATAAGATTAGACCTATGATAAAAATAAAGTCATAAGAAATGGCCATTAATATTCAAGAAATACTACACCCTAGTGACTCTGATGCTATTAAGTTCGCAAAGATTAACTATAACTTTGACCAACTCGTAGTCAATGGCGGTGGACCTAGAGGTCCAAAAGGAGATCAGGGTAATCAAGGGGTTACCGGTTCTACAGGTGCTGTAGGTGACACAGGTCCAAAAGGTGACAAGGGAGATTCAGGCGAAACTACTAGCCCTTGGAAATCAATTGTAATAGATTCAAACATTAACGATAACCAAGATAACGTTACAATTTTAAAACCTAAACCAGATACTGATAAAGAAACTCCGGTTATTTGGCTTGGGGATGCTTCTTTTATTAATAGTGGTAATAATGCTAGTGATGGAGATTTAACTTTAAGGTCTACTTTGAATATTGGTAGACACTATAATTTTGAAAATAACATAATAGAGGCAGAGTATGTAACTTTTTGGCATGATGCTAGTAATAAACTTAAAATAGATTCTGAAAACGTTACAACTGGTAGTGGCTTTGTTAGATATAACATTTCTCCGGTAATTCCAATATCGGGACAGTCACCAGATGTTAGACTTCAGATTAATACACATACAATACACACTGAACATTTTCAACTAAATAATTCTGGAGCTTCAGGAACACCTGAATCTGGTATGATTAGATATAATGCTGGTGGTAATAAATTTGAAGGGTATATCGGTGGTAACTGGGTAGATTTCTGTATGGAGCCTTGTGGCTCTGGAGGCGGAGGTACTATTAGTATATCAGGAGGTGATTTAGACCTTAATCCTGATGGAAGTTTAGTTAGTACTAGTGCTCCAGCCCCTCAATATACATATAATATATGGACTGGTTCAGGTGGTACAGTTTCAGTTGACGCGGGAGGTACTATTACTATTAATGATGGTAATTCAACTCAAGTGGTACCAACACCTGCTTTATTCCCTGCAAATGATGATGCTGGCGTTGAAATGGTAAGCGTTGATCTTGAGATAACAATCCCAGGCGGTTATCAAAATGCTGGAGGAACAATTACAGAAAGTGCTATTATTTTATCACAACCAACTAGTTATGTTGCACCTAGCTTAAACACATACGATTTAACATTAACTACAGCAGGTTCGTATTGGTCTATATCTGATGCGACTATAATAACTAGTAATTCTTCATCTGGTACAACTGCCGGAACATATAGTGGAGGTGTTTTACAATTCCAAGCTTATGATGATGCGACCGTTCAAGTTCGTATAGATGCAGACACTAATCAAGGTTATGAGTTTGATGCTAATGGTGGTGCCGGAGCATTTAGTACAAATGGTGGTGCTAATGAACAATCAGATATAACTACTAACACTAGTCAGGCAACATATTCATTTAATCTTAATACAGGAAATGCTCAAAACGGATTTGGATTAGCAGATGGTGCACATACAGTTCAAGTAAATGCTGATACTACACAGATACTAATACCGATATTAACAGGTTCATATAACTATTCGTTTGGTGCTAATGCCTATGACGCATGTAATGATGCTGCAGGTGGAAATACTGGTATGGCGGTTTCTGTTCCAGCAAGTCCAGCACCTACAAACCAAACATGGCATGATGCTGCACTTGTAGCAGCAGGAATACACCATGCTAGTGGACCGGTACATGGAGCTAATGGATGGGTAACTATTACTCAACTTAGGGATGAAAATAATAATATTTTACCAACAGCTGATACAGTAGTTGATACAAACCAAGCTGGAGGATTTATCGGTAGCCCACAATCTTGTGCACCGGCAACAACACAACCATTACCGCAATTTAATTGGACTAACTCGTCGTCACAATCCAGTCCAATAACACTGGGTTGGGGTACGACTTCCGGTGAAAACACACAACCATTTACATGGAACGGCGGTACAATCGCAAGCGGTAACGCAGCTATCAGTCACTTTAATTGGATTGCGTGGGACAGCTTATTGCCTAGTGCTAGTGTTACTGTTAGAAACGCATCCGATACTGGTCCTCATGCTGGTGGTGATGGTATTGCTAAATTCTTCTTTGACTTTGACACGAGTGACCCGCAAGGAGTCCAAGGCCCATATGAGAATGGTTTGGTATTTAACGGCTCCTCTACCATGTTTAATCCTATACCGTATGATGGTGTAAATTCAACTGATGGGTTATGGGCAAGGATAGAGGCAACATGTCACGTTGCAGGTACTGTAATAAATCTAGCTGATGGAACAACTAAACTAGTTGAAGACTTAGAAGTTGGAGATGTATTAGCATCATATAGCATTACAGGTCTTGGAACTGATGAAAATGAACAGCCATGGGAGACTTACTCAGTAGACGCAACCGGATGGTCTGCTACTCAGAGTACAACTACAGTAACGTTTGTAACAGAAGGTTTATTTGACGAGTATTACAACTTTAATAACGATTTAACTAAAGTTACACGTGAGCACCCAGTTCTAGTAAAAGCTGGTGATAACATTTCATTCAAAAGAGCTGATGCTGTAGTTGAGGGAGATTCATTCTATATCAACGGCGCATGGGTTGAAATTACTAGCATTGAGCTTGTAACTGCTGACCCAAAAGTTATGACATATACAATAGGTGTTGAAGAAGAAGATGTTTATCTAGCAGATGGTATCTTATGGCACAATACCATTACTGGTAAATAATAAATTATGAAAGACAAAATAAAAAACATATTAGCAAATAGGACTCTGGTAACTTTCGTTGCGGGAGCCCTTCTATGTTTATTGTTTCTTAAACAATGTAACAGTATTGAGAACTTAAAACAAGATGTTAAATTAGCACAAGAAGATGCTGGTAGACAACTTAATAACTTTAAGGCTGCTCAAGACTCTGTTACAATACTAAGAAACGATAATGGAGATCAGCTTGCTCAGATTAGATCCTATGAATTTGATTTATCAAATCTAGAATCTAGCCAAGCCAAGTTGACTAAAAAGTATAAGAAAGCGTTAGCACTTAATGATGACTTAAAAGAAGTTAACTCATTAATTTCCGCTAACTTAGAAATTACAGATAGTTTAGATGTAACTACTACAACTGAAACTATTGATACGACAACTACTAAAGTTACGTTTGCATCATCAGAAGATTTCGGTGATGGTAACTCTAGAAAACTAACAGGGTTTTCTACCTTTAAATATGAATTTGAAAAATTTAAAGTATTAGAAACTAAGTTTGAATTGACACAAACTTTAAGCTTAATGGCTGCGATTGAGAATGTAGACGGAGCGGATAGATTAAAGTTATCAACAAGCTACCCTGGGTTAGAGATTAAAGATATTGAAAATATAAACTTAGTTAATAGTAGATTAAATAGAAAAGACCAAAAGAAATCTAGATGGCTAGTTGGTTTTGGAGTTGGATATGGTATTAACTTAAATAATAACCAGGTAATTAGTACTGGTCCTTCAATTGGTGTTGGACTTTACTGGTCACCTAAATTTTTACAATTTTAAAACATGGCGCAATCAAGTAGATATTTTAGGATAGACGAAGACATTCTGTTAGAGTTTATTTACCATGACCAAGGAGATGCAGAGAAGTATCGAATTGAGGTAGATGACAATGGTAGCGAAGTAATGTTCTTAGATACTGTAGATCAGAATCCATATCAGCCTAGACACTTAATAAATGAATTAGGTTCAGCTGTTGTGAATTTTGATGTAACAATTATTAGTGGTTACCTTGCAGTAGAGAACTTCGCAGCTAGAACTTTACTTTTACAAAATGGTAAGACATATAAATTTGATTTAAGTGCATTAACTAACCCAGCTGATTTTACAATCTCTGGAGCTTTAGGTATTTACAACTATTCAGCTACTACACAAATTGGAACTTTTACTCCAACAATAAACGGTAAGATAGAATATACATACCCTGATTTAATAGGAGGTGTAATTTATGTAGATACTAGAGCTAACCCTTTATTCTCATCACCAGACGAAGCGACTGGAAATGATATTAACCAGACAATCGGAAGATACCATGCAGTTAAAACTCCTGGTCTAACAGATACGACAAAGTATGCACTATTAGGCTATGATTCTACTGGTGATTATGATATGCATAATTATATTAATAATAGTTTAGAGTGGCAAGGTGGTAATGAAGCAGATCTTTTAAACTATCAATCTGAAGCAACTCAAAATATTAACTATATCTTATATGATAGTATTAGACTTCACTTAAAGTCTGGTTTTAGTTTTGCTGCAAGAGGTTATGAGGGCTTTCTATTTGAAGTAACTGCTGAGAGAATGAGTGGCGAAGAAAACTTCTTAACTCAATTAGTTTATTTAAACCACAGTAACTATGAGTTCTCAAATCCTAAACCGTTTATTTTAGGTGAGACTCTTTGGTCTAAGTTTATTAACCTAAAAGTACCTACTCTTGTTGGACAAAATGCAGAGTTTAATGATAGATTTTATGGTAATGGCTCTTTAGGTTCTAGTGATTTAGATCCTACGTCTAATTATGGGATTAGATTTGCTTTATTAGATACTTTAAAAACTATTGAAGGATTTGATTATGTTTATACTGGAGAAGAGAATAAGTTTACAGTTTCAAGAGAAGATGAATTTGCTGATTTTACAGTTGTAGTTGAAGATGCTACAGATGGAGATTACTTTAATATTTACGGAGAGAAAGATAATTCGTTAGCAAACTTCGAGGGACATATTATGGATAGGATTAGAACTTCATCTGATGATATTGTTGTTATATTTGACGTAGATGTTTTTGAACAGATAGGTACAGCTCAAGTTAAATCATATACTACTACGTTTACACAATATGAAGATTTTAATACACCAATAAAGTTTAGACCTGTAATTAATAAGGCTAATGTTGCTGTTAATTTCTCGATTGAAGTTACGATGAGAATTTACAATCAAACAGATAATACTCAAATCGTAAAGAGAGCTAGTTTAACAGTAGATCAAGCTGCTAGATATGGTAAGAAGTTATCGTCTTTAAAGATTGATAATCCAAATATATTAACTGAGGTTTACAATGTTTTACCTAGTCTAGCTGCTAATAAAATTATTTCAGGTTTTATTACTGACAATTTACCAAGATCAGTAAAAACAGTACCCGCATTTGTTGAAAGGCATAATGTAATTGCTAGTTCTGCAAAAGTAAATTTAGTCGGTACTGGTGATAATCCAATTACAAAAGAGGTTGAAGAATTTGATACAACTGATTTTGTAAATGAAGGTGATTTATCTATTAGTATTCCTCCTTTTGCGTCTTACTATAAATTTGCTATTGCTAAGAAAAGAGGAGATGATTTTGATATGATTTCATTTGAGAATGCAGAAAGAGTTATACTTACATTTAGTGATGGTAAACAAAAATTAAAATTTAACCATGTCTATAATAAAGATGTTGATATGGGCTTAGGTGAAGTTTTGTTTAAAATTAACGAGGCTAATGCAACTAGTATTAGAGGTATGCAAACTAACACTTTCTATATTAGTATTGATAATGGAACAGAAGAGACTATGATTACTAAAGGTAAATTTACTATTGGATAATGATTTTAAATAGCAGAAATAACGCATACGATTTTAGATTCCCAAGAAGGTTTATCCCTGAGGAAGTAGCTGAGAAATACAAGAAGTATCTGAATAGAGTTCCTGGTGGACTTTTAGCAGAACCAATTGATTTTGTTAACTATTCTATCCAAGGTCTTAATATTCCAGGTGTAGCTTTCGAACCAATTACTCAATCAGATAATGATGGTACTGTAAGAAGCCATAGAGGTGCAGTGCCAATTCAAAATACAATTACTAGAGAATTCACAGTTACATTCCAGCTATTAGATGGTTTTATCAATTACTGGATTATGATGGACACTCTATTATATTACTATGCTAGATCGACAAAACAGGCTTATATTGAACCTATGACTCTAAGAATTTTAGATGCCGAGGGAGCTTCAGTAGCCTATATGGAATTCAACGGTATTATTCTGAGCTCTATAAATGAGTTAAATCTAAATATGGCAGAAAACGTATCTGATTTCAGTACATTTGAATGTAATTTTGTTTACAATAAACTAGATCTGAGATTAGAAATAGATTAAAAGATATATAAACTATGAAAGATACTAAAACATTTAACGAATACTTAGTTGAGCAAAAGCTAACTGAGACTGATATGACACTATTACAAGAGTCCCTACAATCAGAGTGGACTCCTGAATTAGAAGAAAAAGTTGACTTTGCGCTAGAGCAATTTGTACAACAATTTCAGAATGAAGATGGTTCTTTTGATTTAGACAGATTAGAAGAAGGCATTGTTAACGAAGGACTTTTAGGTTCTATCTTTGGTGGTCTTGCAGGATTTGCATTAGGTAAATCTGTTGGTAAGATGATTGCTAAAGTACTTGGTATTCAAAAAGGTATTTTCTACGATTTATTAACTTCCCGTTTAGTTGGCGCTGCCCTAGGTGCTGCAATGGGTAAAAGAATCTAATTTGAATTTAGTTACAGTTGACTTCTCGCTTAATTCCCCTGGTATATGTGTCTGGCAATCTGACACGAATGAATATCAATTTATCTCATATATTAAAGCTGGCTCTGGCACAAAGGCCGAACAGAAACGTCAAGAAGAAATAAGTACTTTTTCTGATGTGACTCTAGTACATCAACCAGATTGGAAATCTTCAGTTGGAGATTACTCTAAGAACGAGTTCGCAAAAATCAAGAGATACATTAAGACAGCCGATGATATTATTAACCTAATCGTCAATATAACTCAGACGAAACAAGATTATCATATTGCATTCGAAGGTACGTCGTATGGTTCTAAGATGGGAACTAATAATATGATTGACATGGCCGCAGGAGCTGCAATCCTTAAAGAACAAATGATAAATCAACTCGAGGTCAAAAATTTAATGACCGTTGCACCTACTACAATTAAGAAACATGCTGGTAAAGGGAATATGAATAAGTTAGCTCTTTGGAATGCATTCTTAAATAATATTTGTGAGTCTCCTGAGTTAGCTAACAGTCCTTTATATAAATATTGTGTCTCTGAAATTGGTGAGGTGAAAAAAGTGCCGAAGCCTTTTGATGACCTAGTCGACGCTTGGTTCCTAAATCATTATCTTTACACTAAACTTGGGGAAAATTTGCCAGACTAACCAAATCTCTGCTTTCAAGCCTCTTCTGGCTAGTCTCTGCTTCCGGTACTACTCTTCCCCTGAGGTTAAATACATAACTTATATGCTAGTTCCCAGAAAAGGTTTCAAAAAACTTCAACAAATCTCAAATTATTTCTGATAGCCTAGCATTAGGTTAATTCTGGTAGGGATAACTACTTTAGTATTACAGCTATCACAACACTTTCCTTTATTGACAACAGGAGCTGGATTATTACCGTATTGCTCTTTAATAGTCTTCTTGCAAATTACACATTTAAAATCTTCCATATTAGCAGTATGATTTAATTTTGTCCATTTCTTTTTTAATTTCGACGCATGCTTCAGAATACCTATCTACTTCAGGATATTTAAACCCTAACCAGAGCATATCAATATTTGCTGGACCTGCGCCACCGATGTGGTCGTCAATCCACGTACAGAACGAATGGAGCGAGGCAGCCTCATTGATGTATAAACTTTCTTCTATATAATAATAACCCTCTAGAAAGCTTCCAGTGGTCTTAGCCCCCATCAAAAGAAGCGTTTTGTTTCTCGACGACAATTTAGTATGTTTCTTCATAGCGTCTAATTTTAATTGGTACTCGTAGTGTGGATTACTCATGTTTATTAGTTTTTAATTACAGTACTAATATACGAAAAATATCTGACATAAAAAAATTCTGAGGCAATTATTTTGCAAAAAAGTTATTAACAATTTAAAGGTACTCTATCAAGAAACAAATTAAAAAAGAGATATATAATATGTATAATAAACAAAAGAACAGTGATATGTTGATAACAGCGGATTACTTTCGTCTCAGCGGAATCCTAAAACAAATGGTGGCAGCGAACCAGATCACGTCAGAAGAACGTGAAGAGTTACTACACAAATCAGGGCTGATTAAGCAAGAGGACGGCAGATGGAAGGAAATACCTACAGACCCAAGGTCTGGGATCTCTCCAGCTATTTTGACATTGGACTGAAACTATTGTATATTGTACAACTATAAGGAACTGAAAGAACATTAACGTAATTTCGAGTATTAACAATTTATTAAACAATTTTAAGTATTATGAGTGATTCATTTGACATTTTTAATCTTGGCGTAGAAGACGTAGAAACGCATCAGCCAGAAAGAACTTCAACTAATGAAGTTTACAAACCAACTGCCGACGACGGCAAAGACGGAACGTACAAAGCATTAATTAGATTTGTACCTAACCCTGAGAATCCGAGAAAATCTCTGATTCAAAAATACGTACACTGGTTAACTAACTCCAGTGGTGACGGAAAACTAGTTGACTCTCCACAAACAATCGGTGAGCACTGTCCAATTGCAGATGTATTCTGGAAACTAAGAAAATCAGATTCTGCAGTAGATAGAAAAGCTTCTGAAAAATTAAAGAGACGTCAACAGTATTATTCTCTTGTAAAAATCGTAAAAGATCCACAAAACCCAGAATTGGAGGGTACTTACAAAGTATTCAAATTTGGATATAAGATTAAAGAGAAGATTGACTCTGAATTGAAGCCAGACTTCGGTGAGCCAACACAAGTATTTGACCTATTCGAAGGTAAGAACTTCGAGCTTGTTATTACAAGACAAGGTGAGTACAATAACTACGACAAATCTAAATTCTCTTCTAACAAATCTGCAGTAATTATGGGCGATGCTCCAGCAGAAAGAACGAAAGAGACTATGGGCGCTATCAAAGAAGAATTAGAGAATTCACCATCTTTAGCACAATACGACTACAAAGCTTGGGACGAAGATACAAGAGCTTTCGTAAACAACGTATTGAGAATGTACCTTAATCCAGGTGATGATATTGCAGCAGTAACTTCTGCTCCAAAATCTGCTCCAGCTCCAAAGGCAAAAGTAACTGAAACTGCAACTGCAGGATCTGCTGCGCCAACAAAGGCTGAAGCACCAGCTGAAAGTAAGGTAACTACAGATGATGATTTAGATTCTTTCCTAGATGACCTCAACATCTAATAACATACAATTAACTGAAGAGCTTAAGAGTAGAATAAAAGTTGCACTAAAACAAGTTTGTGTAGAGCATCATTCCACTCCTAACAAGCAGCTGCTTAAAGACATGCCAGGGCGAATAACCTTGGCATGTCCTTATTGCGGTGACTCTCATGAAGATGATACCAAGAAAAGAGGTAACATGTATTGGGACACACTTCAGTATCATTGTTACAATTGTTCTCACCATACTAATCTTCATACGTTCTTAAAAGACCATGAGGTTAGAATGCCTAATACAGGCGACTCATTTACGATTATTGACTATATCAAAGAGAACAAACAACAGGTTAGTCAAGAACAAGTATTACAAAACCAGTCACTTGCAAGCGTCCAAGAACTGGCATTAACCGTAGATGAATTTAAACAAGTATTCGGCGCTAAAGAAATTGAGCCTGGAGAATGGATTTGGTTTCAGTTAAAAGAGAGGCTATTACATAATAAGTCTAGCGAGTTTCTTTTTTCCCAAAAAGGTAATCGACTTTGGATTTTAAATAAAGGTTTAAACGGGAAGATTATCGGCGCACAATCCAGAAGAATGAAAGGCTATGGGTCTAGGTATTTAACTTATGACCTACCAAAAATATATGAAGAGTGGAAGAAGCCGTTAGAGTTAGAACCAGAGGTAATGACTAAACTGGCAAAGGCTTCTACTTTATTTGGAATTATGCAGGTTAATTTCCAACAGCCAGGTCACTTTATTTGAGGGACCGATTGATGCGAAGTTTATGCATAACTCTATTGCCCTAGCAACAGCAGGTAGATCGACAGAAGAATTTGACGAAATGGCGACAGTCAGGTATATGTTTGATAACGATGCAACAGGTAAAAAGAAAATGATTGAAAAGCTTAAGAAGGGAAGACCTGTATTTATGTGGTCTAAATTTCTAGACGATTTTAAGCTAGATACATATAATATCAAAGATTTAAACGACTTGATAAAAGTATGTTACCAGCAAAAATCTACAGCTTGGAAACAAATAGAAAATTATTTCACATCAAGCGATTTAGATTTATGGTACGTATAGAAGAAATGGAAGATACATTAGAGGATTTTTTTAAGGACAGCGACCGCTTTAAGAAGATGCGTATGCTAATTGATTTCGAGATGCCAGAATTTAAGACTGATAATCCCGATATGAAATTTAGTAAACCTAAACTTAAGAAAGGTGAAAAGGCTTCTAAGTTTATTAAGCCGGATAGGAACAAATCGTCGCTATTTTAATATAAAGATAAATGAGTAAAGATAAAATATTAGCACTAGATCAAAAATTGAGTGCACAAAGAAACGAATGGTCAGCTACTATTAGAAGTCTTGCACAAAGCCTTCGTAATCTAAATACGATGGAGGTTACAATAGCAGATGTATTATCTTCTAGACAGACGCTCGTAGATCAAATGGCATATATAAATGTCAAAATTAAACAACAAAAGAAAACAATTTCTGCAAGATATAGAGAAGCCTATATTAGATACTATAATTATGACTATAAATTAGGTGAAAAGCAGAAAGAGAAATTCTTAGAGAATGACCTAGCAGATGACAATATGATTTTGTCACATTTAGAAAATCAAATGGATTGGCTAAGGGATTCCGTAAAAACATTAGATAATATGGGCTTTGCTATTAGAAATAGACTGGCTCTAAAAGATCTATAATAAACAGTGGAATTAACGTTAACAGATAATAAGCAGTTCTTGCGTGTGGATGAGGCGTCCGAAATGGAAGTTGAACAACTCAATATCACACTAAATAGACGTATTGAATCTTGGAGATTTCATCCCCTGGTTAAGAAGGGTTTATGGGATGGTTACATCTCATATATCAAAGATGATAAATGGATTCCATCTGGTCTTTGGCGAGAAGTAATGAATATGTGTAAGCAGTATAAATATGAGCTTAAACTAAATGGCATTACAAGACTATTTGATACTAATATAAAAGCTGCAGACTTTGAAGCATGGGCAATGGATTTCTTTGATGGTTCAGAGATACAACCTAGAGATTATCAAATTGAAGCTGCATATAATATCCTTAAATTTAGAAATTGTCTAAGTGAGTTGGCTACATCAGCTGGTAAAACTCTTATTTCATTTATGGTAATATCTTACCTATTAGAAAAACAAAAGGCTGGTAGAATTCTTTTTATTGTACCTAATGTCTCACTTGTTGTTCAGGGTTCAGAAGATTTCCAAGACTATAACTGGAGAAACCAAGCCAATATAAAAGTACAACAGATTTATTCAGGTCAAAAGATTAGACCAGGTAGAAATGTAGTAATTGGAACATATCAATCACTAGTTAAAAAGGATAAAGAATATTTCCAACAATTTGATGCAGTACTTATTGATGAAACACATAAGGCTAAATCACAATCTATTAAAACTATCCTACAAAAATGTACAGCAGCTAATTATAGGTTTGGACTTTCGGGTACAATTCCAAAAGCTGGTAGTTTAGATAGATTAACACTTATGGCTTATACTGGTCCTGTAATTACAGAGGTTAGTGCAAATTTCCTACAAGAAGAGGGACATATTGCAGGCTGTAAAGTAAAAGTAATAAAAATGGACTATGCTGCTGAAAGTACTAAGAATGCTTTTAGAGAAATGTCCCAAAATAGATATGAAAGTAAAGACGTCTATAAATTTGAAAGCAATTATGTTATACAGTCGCCAGGTCGGCTTGCATTTATTTGTAGCATTATTTCCAGAGTTAAAGGCAATGGTCTTGTCTTGTTCCATAGGATTGAACATGGTAAAAAGATTTATGAGAAATTGCGCCAAGAGTCTGAAAAGAATGTTTACTATGTAGACGGAAATACAGACAAAGATATTAGAGAAGAGTATAAAAAGAAAATGGAAGCGGGTGCTGAGATTATCATTGTAGCATCCTATGGTACATTTTCAACTGGTATATCAATTAATAAGATACACAATATATTCTTTACAGAGTCCTTTAAATCCGAAGTTATTATTAGACAATCAATAGGTAGGGGACTAAGAAAACACAAGTCTAAAACTGATGTAAATATCATTGACTTTGTAGACGATCTATCCTCCCCGGATTGGGATAACTACTTAATTAGACATGCTAAAGCTAGGCAGAAGATCTATAGAGAACAGAAGTTCCCGTTTGAGGTAAAAAATGTGACATTTGAAGGGGATATATAATACAATACTAAAGTAATAAAAAATAAATCTAAAATAATGGGTTCATTAAAACTACAGTCTTTTGATGATTTTGCTAATGCTACTGCTAAAGCAGCAAAGCTAAAATTAGAAGAAGAACAATCAGCAGCAAGAGACGCAGCTGCATACGAATTTAAAACACTACTATCTAAGTTTGGAGTAACAAAAATTAAAGACCTTAACGAAGAGGACAGAAATAAGTTCTTTAGAAAGTTAGGTGCTACAGAGATTAGCGAATCAGTTGCTATCATTGAAGAAGGTACACGTTCTCAAATCGGCCTTATTAACAAGAGAGGAAAAATCAAATCAGTGTATATGCACTACGATGGTTATCCAGACCACATGTTACCTACAATTAAAAAAGGTAAATACGATGCTGGAACAGTTAAGACTTTACTAGGTAAAGGAGGTGGTTCATACTTAGAGCCAGACTGGAGAAATATCAACTTCTATGGAGATAAAACTACACTAGATGGTGACGTTAATAAAATTAACAAATTTATTAGAGATGCATCGAACGATGCAGGCGCAGAATTCGTTTACTTATTTGACGAAAGAGATGGTAAGTGGTATATGGCAGATGTTTATGCTGAGACTGGTTTACAGAAAGCTTTTGAATCTATGGTAATTAATGAAGCATTTACACCAAGTAAAGGTAATTTAAGAGATGCTAAGAAAGTAAAGAAAGCACTAGAGCAATTCTTTACTAACCACAACGCGTTAATGGATAAATCTATTTTTTTAGGAGTATGTAAATACTTATTAGCAGAATCTTTAACAGATGCTAATTTCCATTCTTATAGAGAGCCTGTAAGTAAAGTACTTAAAGGTAAATTAAGTACAGTATTTGTAGAGATCGATGGATTAAACAATATGAAAGTTCCAATCGGTAAGAAATCAATTATTACTTTATTAGATGAAGTTGGTCCATTTATGGCATCAGCTGCTGGATGGTCAGGTATTGGTATCGTTGAAGGTATGGCATTATTCTTAGATAGCTTCGGTAATTCTGATCTAGCTCAGAAAATTGTAGATGAATTTAATCTAATTTTCCAAAACGAATCTGTAGTAAATGAAGGTAACGCTTTCTTAGCTGCAAGAGCTAAAGCAATCGAAGAAGATGCTGAAGAATTTGAATTTAACGGTAAGAAATTTCCAGTAATTAAAGAAGAAGAGGAAGTAACTGAAGAAGTAAACGAAGGTTTACACCCTAAATTAAAGAAAGCTATGAAAGCTGTTGAGAAAGGTGAAACAGTTTACGGAGAAAACGTTAGGTTCCCTGGAAGATTTAAAATTATAGAAATGGGAGAACTGTTCGCAACAGTAGACTATGAAGATGGTACAGAGCCAATGGAAATGGCTTCAATGAATATCAGAATTGATTCTTTACAATTTGAATCAGTAGAAATTGAAGAAGGTAATGAATTCGGTGCTGCTAAGAGCAGAAGCAATTGCAAAAGGCGAAAAAACTTTTAAAGTTGGTGACGAAGAATATCCAGTAGAAGATGTTTCTAAGGAAGATGAAGAGAACGCAGAAGAATATGCTGAAGAAGAAGGTATTGAAGTAAAAGAAGAGGAAGAAGCTGAAGTTACTGAAGCTAGATTTGTAAAGGATTACGAAGGTGATGTTTTAAACGCTGAAACTGAAGAAGAAATTCTAGAAGTTTATCCTGACGCAAAATTCTATGTTGGTAAAATGTCACACTTTTTTGGTGAGTTAATGCCTAATCTTTTCTTTAAAGCTTATTATGCTAAATACTATAAAGAAGATACTGGTAAATCAATTAAAGGTGATTTTAAAATTACTTCAATATATTCACAAAAAGGTAGCAACTATCAATATTTATTTAATGAGTCTGCACAACCTACTAATGAAGCTGAAGTAAAATCAGATGAAGAGTTTAAAGAGTATGCATTCTCAGTTTTGGGACAAGCATTCGGTGATAAATTCGACGAAGAAAAAGCTCAAGAAGTAGTAGACGGTTTATTAGACAAACACGGCGATGACTATGGTGCAGCAGTTGGCGCATTACAATCATCACTAGGATAAAAACAATCTAAAACTTCTTATGAAGATATACACAAATTTTACAGAATTCTTAAACGAGAAAGCTCCAGGTAAACAACTTGGAGAGTTTCGTATTTGAAGGTGGGGCCGCTGGCCACATGATGCACCCATTCGATGACCATTCATTAACATTTGCTGATTTCAAAACTATTGTAAGATCTGCACTACAAGGAGGTCTTGATTTTGAAGAGACACCAACTGAAAAGACAGATGGTCAGAATGTATTTGCAACTGTAAAGGATGGTAAAGCAATGTTCGCTAGAAATAAGGGACAATTAGCAAATCCACTAGACCTAAATGGTATCATTAAGATGTTCACTGGCCACGCTTCAAAGCTGGTTGAAGAAACATTCATCTTTGCTGCTAAAGATCTAGCAGAAGCGCTCCCAAAGCTTAAGGACCAGTCTATATTTATGGACGGCCAGTCTTTTATTAATATGGAGCTCATTTATTCTAAAAACCCTAATGTAATCTATTACGATAGAGATGTTATTCAATTCCATGGTATGAAAGTTACTGATGGCAATGGTAATATTATTGGTGAAGAGAATATTGCAGGTGAAATAGTTAAAGCACTTAAAGAATTAAAAGCGGATGTGCAAAAGACCTTTACAATAATTCCCCCTCAAATTTTAAAGTTAGGAAAAGATATTAACTTTGATGATAGAGTCGGCTATTACGAAAAGGCGATAAATAAACTAAGAGATACTTATGGTTTATCAGATCAAGATGAAGTCAAAATGTATCACGAAGCTTGGTGGAGAAATGAAATCGAAAAGTATTTTGGAGATTTAGACCCAGCATTAAAAGAAGGTCTTTTATTAAGATGGGCATACCTAGACAAGAAGACTCTAAATATGAGAGAGTTAAAGAAGGCAGTTACTCCAGATCAAGCAAAAGCCGTTAAAGAATATGACGGTCAAAGAAATAAGAAGTATAAAGAAAATATACTACCTTTTGAAAACCTATTTTTAGAATTAGGTGCAGATGTTTTAAAGAACGTTTCTAATTTTGTTGCTGCTAATCCAGAAGCTGAGAAAGCTAGATTACATAAGCAAATCAGAACTGAGGCTGACAAAGTTAAAAAGAACGGCGATCTAAAACAAATCGAGAAGGTAGAAAAAGAATTAAAGAGACTAGAAGGGTATCGGTGGTATCGAGTCAATTATTCCAACTGAAGGCCTAGTCTTTAAATATAATGGTAAAACATTTAAACTAACGGGTACCTTTGCTGCAATTAACCAGCTAATGGGTATCATTAAATATGGTAGATAATGGCACTAAATAATTTAAAAACATATTTCGAAGGCGCTAACTCAAATGAGTTTATGGATTTACTTAATAACAAATGTATTGTTACTGAGAAAATTGATGGCTCATCTTTTCATGTAAAGAGAAATAAAACAGATTTCTCTTACTATAAGTCTGGTTCAAAGACTGAGATGAATGTTATAGATCGTACAATCGTTAGATATTACGAGAACGCGATTAGACATTTTAAAACAGTTACTGAAGAGAACAAGTTAGATATGCCTTTTGATTGGAAATTTGGTTTTGAATATTTAGGAGATAATAAGACTATTGATATTGAATATGATGTATTACCAAAGTCTAATTTAGTTTTAACGCATATACAAGTACTACAACCTTCTAATCCAAATAAAGTTAGAAAGGTAATTAGAGATACTAAGATTCTAAATAAATGGGCAGATAAATTAGATGTTAATAGACCTCCAGTTCTTTTTGAAGGTCTTTTACATTCTGGTCAAAAATCTGCAATCGTTGATGTTTTAGAAACGAGTATAAATGAATTTGAAGAGAGATTTGAAAATCCTGATAGACCTTCTTTTACTAGAGTAGTTTATAGTATCTTTAATGAAAATCAAAAAGCATCAGCTTTAATGCACGATCTTTCTAAAGATGTTTCTGGTTTTATAGTTAACTTTCATGATGGAAAGGGACTTAAATCTTTTGTCTTAGAAAAGTTTAATAAACAACCAAGACCAGAAAGAAAACCATCTGACATGTATCAGATTTCTATTTTAGACATCGTTGAACATTTTATGCAATTTGATATTGATTCAATAGAATTAAAAGAAGAAACATCTGACAAAAGATATTTAGAATTAATGTCAGAGATGTTTAATAGTTATATTGACGCAAATGCTACAAAATATATTGGAGCTAAATTTGACTCTGCAGATTTTGCAGAATCTCCTATGTTTGAATTAAACCATAAATTCTTACAAAACGAAAAGACATTAACTTTAGTACAGGATAAAATTTTAGCGGAACTATTTAAAATTACTTTAGGTTCTTTTAGAAGAAAGAGAAGTAAGGAGACTGATATTATTTCTGGAGATGTGTTAACAGGATTAAATGAGCTTATTGAAAAGGTTGAAAATAAAATATTAGCTAAAGCAAATGAAGATAGCGTAATGAACTTTAAACAGTATTTAGTAAATCAAAGAATATCTGCTGAAGTATCACCTGTTATGGAGGCTTTAAAAGTAGACTATCCAGAAAAAGGTAAACAATTAGTAAATATGTTTGTTGGTAGATTCCAACCATTTACATTAGGACATGCTAAAGTTGTAGAAACAATTCATAAGCAAAATGGCTATCCTGTAGTTATTCTATTAGTTAAAGCTAAGAATAAGAAAAAGGAAGATGCATTTAAGAGACCTTATGATGAGGCAACTCAAGTGGCTATGATAAACAGATTAAAGGGTAAATTACCTATTGAAGATATTTTCGTAATTCCAACTGGAGGTATTGATACTATGTTTAATGCAATGAGACCTAAATACGAACCTGTATTATGGGGAACTGGAAGTGATAGAATGAGAACTTATGGTTTTCAAGTAGATAAGCAGGAATATAGAGATGCTCTAGATGTTAGAGATGATTTTGGTTTATTTGAAATCCCTAGAACAGGAAAGAATATATCAGCAACTCAAGTAAGAAATGCAATGCTAGATGGCGATGAGAAGCTATTTAAGAAACTAACTCCTAAGCCATTACATAACATGTATGCCGAGTTAAAACAAAAATTAGAAGACTCGATGGGAGTTATGGCAGAATCTACAGATGTAGAGTTCTTAACCTTCGATGATTTTATTAAGAATATATAAAACAAATATAGTATAATAACATGAATAACATAAAGACATTTGAAGGTTTCAGAGAAGACGGTTACAAACCAGTAAATGAGTCTATTCCATTTGGATCTTACTACTATAATGATAGAACATCATTTGGAGAGCATGGTGATAACCTTCCAGAAAAAGGTGAAACTAAATACCTAGTATTTGCTCATAATAGCGCAGACCTTAATGGTCAAACTATTAGATTAGAAGGTGAGGTTAGATTTGGATCTACAACTTCAAAAAGATACATTGGAATTTTTGAAGACGAAGCATCTGCAACAGATGCATATAGTGCTTCTATGAAAAAGCCAGAAGGAACATTTGTTTCTTTCTCAATGGGAACTCTTTATGCAAAGTCTAAGTTTTCATTTCAATATGAAGAGACTAAAGGTTATTTAGCAAAAATTAAAGTAAGATAATTATGGCAACATTCGAAGACTTTTTATCAGAAGGTAAGAAAATACAAATTAAAAGAAGGTATACTGAGAACCACCCTGCTTCAACAGTAGGTAAAACTGCTAGCGTAAGAAACGCAGTACTTAAAGCAGTTAAAGATGGTGTAATCACAGAAGAAGAGTTTACTAAAATACTTTCTGAATTATCCTGGTGACCATAGACAATGGAGAACTAGAAATACAAAATATTTTAATGTTTCTGAAGAGGGTATTAAACTTTCAAAGTGGGGTCTTAGAATTTTAGCTGAATTAGATGAAGAACCTAAAGCTGCTGGGGTATTTCGAAGCTACAGTAGAGATGGATGCAATTAACCCTGATGATAAAGACTTCCTAAAATTCTTAAAGAAGAATAAAGTTAAGATTATCAATAAAGAAATGGACGGTCCAGGTGGAGGCTACCCAGTTATCACAATGCAGGGTAAAAGAAAAGACCTTGAAAAAGTATTAGCAGATTCAGAGCTTGGATGGGACGATCCAGATTTAGCTGAGTATATCGAAGAGTCAGTAAACGAAAAGATTAAAGTTACTAAAGACGAATGGCCTTATATTGAATTCAAAGATGGTGGTAAAAAGCACAAAGTAGAATTTGATTATGAGGATATTATTGACGACCACGGTAACGAGGGCCAAGATCAATACTGGATTGGTAAAGATGAAGATGGTCAAGAGTGGCAAATAGATGTTTATGCTGATTACAGAGGTGAAGTAGAAGAAGTACACTATGATACTTTAATGGTAGCAGAGAATAAATCAGTAAATGAAAAAGACGACGCCGGTGACCACTTAGACAAGCTTGCTGAATTAGTAGGTAAAGCAAAAGACTTTATGTCAGTTGGCAAAGAATTAAAAAAAGGTAAGTACAAATATGACTTTGGTACTGGTATGATGCCACACTATCAAGTAGAAGCAGACGGATTTACTTTTATGATTCTTAATAAAAGATATGTTGACAAAGGCGATAGAGAAGTTGGCGATATTGCAATCGGACTATTAGAAAATATGAACACAAATATGACAAACACAAACGAAATTAACTTATTTGAATCATTCGGAGCATTCTTAAACTCTGAGGGTATTCTTAACGAAGCAATTAGCTCTTCTATATTAAGATCAGTTCTATCGAACGGTAGAGAAGGTAAACAAGCTAAGAAAAATCTTTCTCAATTAGCTAAAGGTTTTTATGGGCTATCTAAAGTAGCTCTTGATAAAATTCAAGATGAAGATTTTATTATTAGCAATGACGTATCAAAAGTATTTAAGAACTATGGTGGTTCAAGCCACGTACTTTTCTTTATCTCAGATAACGAGAAAGAAAATCCATACTATGACCATAATAACGGATCTTGGAATGACTATAAAGTAGTTCCAGGTGGAGGTATTGTATTAGCAGCTATGTCTGGTGACAGACAATTCTATGCTAACGAATGGTCAAGATGGGCAGGTGAAAGAGCTTGGTCTAAGAATAAAAAAGGTGATGTAGACCAAATAGGTATCAACCACAAATACAGAGGTTGGGGCGCATCAGGTCTTAATAATGGTAAGAGAATTTCAGAGATGTCTGATAGAGTTATTGTTATCAACCTAGAACTAATTAGACAAAAGTATTCTACTGAAAATCTTAGAAATGCAAGAAAAGAAGCTAGAGCAGGTGCAACAGCATTCAAATCTGATAAAGACTTTAGAGATGCTAACAGAAATAGATACCACAAGATCTTAGCTGATAAAGCAGCAAGCTTACCACTAGATAAAATGGTATCAGATGCTATCGATAAACTTGCTAAACAAATCTCAGACGGTTTAAAGAAAGGTGAGAAGACTAGATACCAAGAAATTAAAATTGGTGAATCTCCAAAAGGTAAAGAAGTAAAAGCAAAAGATGCATCTCAACACATGTCAAATATCTTAGATGACTATTCTAGGTATGTAGATTACATTAGACAGGCAGAAGAATCTGAAGCTAGATATGGTGAAAGAGAATCTTACTACGAAAGAGAATCTAAGAACTATGCAAAAAACATTAAAGAAAGAATAAACAAGATTGATAGTTTCGACTACGCTTGGTAATATAATAGAGATATGCCTTCTGTAAGTAAGTCACAACAAAGATTAATGGGAATGGCATACGCTGTTAAATCCGGCGACATGGAAATCTCAGACATCGACCCAGCTTACAGAGACAAAGTAAAATCATTATCAGACGGAATGACAAAGAAAGATCTAAAGAAATACGCTTCAACAAAACACGAAGATTTACCAGAGACGGTAGATGAAGATTTTGCTCAAGCACAACAACATATTACTCCTAGTGCAAACATTGGAGGTATGGGTCCTGTAATTTTACCATCTGATGGTGGCGTTGGTTCCGGTGATGTTCCTTCAGTTGCAGATATAGATGATGACGAAGAGGAAGCTAAGAAAGATAAAACAAAAAAGAAATTAGAAATGGAAGGATTTAAACTATTTACACAATTTAGTAACTTTATTAATGAGGGTTTAGCTGAGTCCGATAAAGTATACGAAGAGGCTATACTTGAAAATGCGGTTAGAGATTTACATTTTGAAACTGATCCAAAGAGAGCTGAAGAATTAAAAATAGAAATCGGTACATCTCAAGGTGAAGTTACAAGAAGAAAACAAATTGAAGGCGGTGAATATTCACTAAGAAGATTTAGAAAAGAGATTAAATACGATGAGACCTGGAGAAGATCTTGGTGTATTTAAACCTGGTAGTTATATGGCTGCTACTTCTACATTAGGTGATGGTCCACATAAGAAAGTGGTTAAGAAGAGGAGATGGAACCAGAAAATGTATAACCAATGGATTGAGGATGTAGCTTCTAACGGTGGCTGGGAACATGCATTCGATATGGCCCAAAATGCTAAACATGAACATGGGCTTATTGATTGGGTAAAGAAAAACTATAGAGATGACGATCCAATGCAAAGAATTCAATGGGATATTGAAGCATTTCGCAGAATCTGTAGTTATTGAAGCTGAAAGTGTAAAGGTAGGAGAATATATCAAAACCCAATACGGTTATTTCTATAAAAGAGTCGACGGTAAAGTTGGAGGACAAGAAGCTTTCGTTGAAATAAAGAAAGGAAAAGAAGGAAAGAGAAAAACAAGTATTCATGATACAGTTAGCTTTGAAATAGTTGATAAAGATGCTGCATTCGAATCATTGGTTACTGAAAAAAGTTGGAATGACGTTGCAAAAGTAATGGATGCTGGATTAAAGAAGGCTATAAAGAAAGGTATAACTACTTTAAGGTATGCTAAAGATTACGTTAAATCATTAGAAAGAATGGCAAATAAAGAGGCTAAAAAATTCTTTGACGAGTATGGAGATTTTACCGAAGATGATTGGATTGAGGATGTAAGATATAATATGGCTAATGAAAAAGTTAAAGACTATTTTTCTGAATGGGTAGCACTTAATGAGAAGAAAGAAGAAGATAGAGACGGTATGATGAAGTTTATTAAAAAGCACATGAGCTTTGTAGGTACTTCTGAAGATTTCAACGGCTCTGAAGGAGGTATTCATGTTTCCGGAGAAAATTGGGAAGATGAATTTAAAGGTCAAACAATATATGACTACTACTCAGAAGATTACAAGAATAGAGAATTTGGTGTACTTAACTCATGGGAAAAGGAACTAAATAAAAGAGGATGGTATAGTGAGTGGTACGATGCAGGCACGGTCATGATATGGCCACTATAAAAGACAAAGTTTTTACAAAATAATTAGCCTGATATTTTTTTATGTCAGGCTTTTTTCGTATATTAGTACTGTGATGAACAAGAAAAAGAAACATGATGACAAATTAGACTTCAACGGAGGATGGTCTCCGGGTGAGGCTGCGCATCATATTTCTAAGAAGATGACACAACAAACAGTATCAGATAAAACTAAGTACTCAAGAAAGAAGAAACATAAAAATAAAGACGATGAGTAAAATAGTAGTAATAGGAGACATTCACGGACACGTGAGTTGGAAGAAGATTATCGAGCTGAATCCTGATGCTACTGAGTTTGTATTCATTGGAGACTATTTTGATTCATTCTCAGTTTCACATGTAGAACAAATCTATAATTACAAAGAGATTATTGCATGGAAGGAATCTACTGATGTTAAGGTAACTATGCTGATCGGTAATCATGACTTTCACTATATGTCAGATTGTGGTGGAAGATATGGTGGATATAATGTATGGCACGCACCGGAAATTGGTGAACTCTTAAAAGAAACTAAAGAACATTTACAAGTAGCATATCAGGTAGATAAGTTTTTATTTACGCATGCCGGCGTTTCGAAAGAATGGTATGAGGCCAATTTCCCAGAAGGTGGTAATATCCCAGAACAAATTAATGATCTATGGTCTTATGATAAGAGATCGTTTAATCATAGTGGTATGGAAATGTATGGTAATTATGATGGTGAAGGTCCAATGTGGATTAGACCTCAAGCCCTAAGACGTAATCCTCTTAACGATACTATTATACAAGTCGTTGGGCATACTAATATGAAAGTGATCGACTATGATGATAATCACTATTTTGTTGACTCACTCCCGCATGAGTATCTTTGTATTGAAAATGGAGTCCCAGTTATCTACGAACTTTAGTGAAACAAACTAGCATTCTTCTCTATAATAATTAAGATTTAATTAGTTATTTTATGAGCAAGAACATTCTAAAAGACAGCAGACGAAATTATTAACAACAGATCCGAAGAGAAAGAACGTATGTACGGTCCTTTCGAAGAAGGCATGAGACGTGCCGCAATGATCTGTGCAGGTATGACCGGTAAAGAATGGTCAGGATCTGATATGTATGCCGCGCTAGTCGCACTTAAATTAAGCAGACATTCTTACAACTACAAAGAAGATAACCTATTAGATGCAGTAGCATATATTGGCGGTCTTGATAATTACATTAAGAAGTATGGATATGGTCCAACTGAGAAGCCTATTAATTTAACTGACGCAGACGCTGGATATGGAGACAAACAGTAACCTAGTCTATTTCACAGACTTAGAGAAAGATAAATCACTTAAAATTGGTATTGCCGCACTTGTAGGTAAACTCAGTCCAAAATTAAGTTCACACAAATCTGGATGGGCATTCCATCTAGCTAATCAACTAACACATGCAGGCTACACAGACGTGCAAGTCATTACAGACACAGAGACCGATTGGTCTACATTTGATGTAATGTTACTTGAGCACGGTATGGAGTTTAAGGGTAATTTTAATATCTTTGGTGGAGCGAACGATGACTTGTACCAACAAATCACTAGAATGTTCGCTCAAGGTGTCAAGCTATATTCGCTTCACCACGATATGCCCTGTGTAGGAACTCTAATTGAAAAGAGATTAAAAACAGGTTCAGAGCTATTTAAAACTCTAGAATCTAGAATCGATGAGGCTAAGAAAATTTGTTCCCAAATCCCCCGCGTGGACAGAATAGAAAATACAAACGCGCTTTGCTTTGGTGACTCGCATTCTTTTAGTCAATATAGCCCAGGATTTCAAACAGACAGAAATGATGGTCTAACACTTTTTGGAACTTTAAGAAGAGGTATTAGAACTTATGTCCCAGAAAATATTGAGTCATTACGTATTTATGTAGGTAATATAGATATTAGACATCACTTAATGAGACAAGACAATCCATCGAAGTCTTTAAAAATAATGATGGAAAATTACGAACAACAATTAATTGATTTAGAGATTAATGAAATAGAAGTTGTTCAAGCACTACCAATTGAGAACGAATCTAGACCATTACCAAAAACTGGCTACTATAAAGATACTCCATTTGCTGGTACTTGGGCAGAAAGAACTGCATTAGTTAAAGAATTTAATCAATTAGTAGAAGCAATGTGTAATAGAAATGGTTGGAAGACTTGGAAACATTCAGATGTTTTCTTAAACTCTTTTGGCGAGTTAACATTTGATGTTATGGAAAAGCCTAAGTCAGTTCATATTGCACGAGAATATTATCGTTGGGATCTAGTTAAGAACGAACCTAACACAAAATTAACTAAAGTAACACAAGCACTATTTTAATATGGCACTAACAGAATCTAAAATTAACGACATTAAGTTCAGCGTAGACACTGCGCATGGATCATTAAAAGCATTTGGTACTCCGGATATTTCGGACTCATTGTTAAAACACCAATTAATGCACTTATTAAGTGCTGCAAATGAAATTAGTAAAGAGTTAAACGAAAGACAACTACTTGGAACACAAATATGAAAAAATATACCATTTTAATAACACCATTAACAAAAACCGGAGGGAGAGTAGATGCTCCATATACCATCATTATCGAATCCGATAGAATTGATTGGTCCATGGAACAGTATCAAAGAAACAGAGATGCTTTCAACTGGGAAATCAAAGAAGTGAATGAGTACGACGTGTAAAATTAAGACTACTAGATACTATGATGAGTTTATCAGGTATTATGAGTTAGCCTTAGACCAGCAGAAAAAGAGTAACCTAGGCCACATTCCACATGCCGAGTCCAAGTTGGACGATCCGCTGATGGAACATATCGAATTGTATGATGTGGTAGAAAGGAAGTATGCTGGATTTAGTCAAATCGTAAATGATGCTTTTTATGGTTGGACTGAAGCACATCCCTACTGGTCAAGAATGCAGGCCGGACTCTATACGGATCAGCGCAAGGAAGTCGCTACCAATTGGACCGGTAAACAAGAAGTCTTTGGCCTACCAGAATGGCTCTACATATTCATCCTGCACAGAGTATGTGGATCTGCAATTAACTATGCTACCAAACCAAGTGGCTATCACAACACGCTACTATTCGACTTGTGGCAATCTGATTCTATAGAACAAATGTGTGAGCAAGTTAAGGACAGAACCACACCATTCTACACTTCAGTTGGGTATCAATTCCCAGCATTCCCAAAACCCCCGATTCCACAGCAAAACGAAGAAGTCTTTGTTGGGATGACGGGGTTTGAAGGCCCTCAGTTTACTTACAAGAGAGGTGGCGACTATTTCCTATGTGAATTTGCACCACGCTTAGCTAGAGAGATGGCAACATGGTTAGAGGCTGGTGGTAAAAGAGATCTTAGAGAAATAGGTGAATGGATGTTTCAATGGAATGCTGATAATGGCTTAAGAGCTTATAGATTCCAGTATGCAGCAGTCTTAGCAGATATTGCAGATTGGTTTCCACAGTATGTCAATAAAGAATCAATGTTTTATTATGGGACAAATGCAGTAGAATGTATTGGTTATCTTGCAGATCCTGTAGAAGGCAAAGGTAAAAAATCAGAACCATTCCTAGATGCAGTAATGACAAAGATCTATGAGCAAACAGGCTCTCTTCCGTATAACGCAGAGGATGTAGCATGTGACTTTATTAGATGGATTGAAAATTATATGAGACCAGGAAAAGATTATGCTCATATTGATTTAGATAATACATTTAATAGTTCAACAATTATCGATCACCCTTATGGTAGACAAAGAGCTATGGTAGATTTAGGGTTGGTAGAAACATTTAACGGAATGAAACATCATCCGAGTGATGATAAAGTAATTGCAGCTGCCGGTATTACACCAGAAGCATATAAGAAAAAAGTAAAAGAATTTTATGGCGCATAATAAACACACCGATGTATTAATGAACCAGGATCTAAATCTAATGATGCCGAATAAACAGGCATGGTTGGATTTAGCAGGTGACTGGCAAGATCCATTCGAGGCTCCACAATTAGTAGACCATGATGGATTTAAAGTAGTCAGAGAAGATCTAATGGGATTTGGTTCTAAATGTAGATTTGGAGATATTCTAGTTAGTACTTGTAGACAAGATACTCTAGTATATGTTCAACCCAGATATGGATTTGCAGGTATCTCACTTGCGTATCTAGCAAAGAAGTATAATAAGAAACTTGTACTATTTAGTCCAAGTCAAAAAGAGATTTCAGACCACCAAGCTATTTGTGTTGAGATGGGAGCTGAAATGAAATTTAAAAGAATTGCAGCAATGCCAGTTTTAAATGCTCACGCTAAGAAATGGGCAGAAGATAATGGAGCATTTTTTATTCCTTTAGGACTTCGCCATGAATTGGTTACAGCAGCCGCTGTGAAGGTCGCGCATGACCTTGCAGAGAAACATGGCTATCCAGAAGAAGTATGGTCAGCAATATCCACTGGCGTTCTACAACGCTCTTTACAAATAGCTTGGCCTGATGCTAAGTTTAATGGAGTTGCAGTAGCAAGAAATATTAAGAAGGGTGAAAGAGGTATTGCAACTATTTGGTCACATCCAAAGGCATTTACACAAGATGTAGACCCACAATATAATCCACCATTCCCATCGGCTATGAATTACGATGCGAAGGCTTGGGAGTTCATGACAAAGCATGGAAATCCTGGTGCCTGGTTTTGGAATGTTGGTGGAGATCCTAAACCAAAAGATATTAACACAAAATCTTTAACAAAGTCCGAAAGAGCTTGGGGCGAAATACTTGAAACAGATAAGTAAATCTAACTATAACAATTAAATAAAAATATATGGCGAACGCAGATAACAAATGTGCAGATTTGGAAGTCCAAGACTTTCATTCAGAAGCAGAAGACACATTGGGTCTTATTTACAACAAACAAGTAGAATTACAAAAGCGTTTAGGCTTCGACTTTACAGGTTGGAACTTAAAGCAAATTGCAGATTTCTGGTGTGTAAATAAACACGCAATGTCAGATGAATTAAATGAAATGTTTGATGCCCTTGGAGGTATTAACGACGGTATTGCCTCAGGTGCATGGAAATACTGGAAGAGTACTAATGCTCAAGCAGCTGATATGAAGATTGAAGATCTTTCTAAAGCTGATAAATTAGAATTATTTTATGAATGGATTGATGGATTGCATTTCTATATGAACTTTGCAATTTCTATTGGTATGACGAGTAAGGATATTGTTAACCTGTACATGGCGAAGAACGCAGAGAACCATGACCGTCAAAACCGAGGATATTAATGCTATTAGATATTGAACAAAAAGAGAATGAGTTAATTGTATCTTACTTTAATAAAGAAGGTACAGTATCATTTAAACGCTATCCAGTAAAGCAGTTTCAAAATTGGGTCGTAACGAAAGATGATGACAAGTGGAGAGACCCTAATATTAAAAACTGGGATGGTAGAACCTTAAAGAAGTCTAGATCCAAGACCTTTAATAAGTTTTCATTACTTTATTTTATGGATTCACTATCACAAGAAGATAGAGATGAAATATATGAGTTCAATATGCCTCGCACTTATTTTGTTGATATTGAGACTGAGATTGTAGATGGTTTTCCAAAACCTGAAGAAGCCAAGTCTCGTATATTAACATTTTCAATTATCACCCCAGAGCGAAAGGCTATCGTTCTTGGTCTAGAAGATTTGTCTGCAGAACAAATTAAAAAGATCGAAGATGATACTAATGCTCATTTTAAAACAGGTGATTATGACCAGGACTGGGAATTTAGTTATTACAAGTTCAAAGATGAGTACAATATGTTGTACACATTCTTGCACAAGTTTTTACCTAAGTTTCCTATGATGACTGGTTGGAACTTTATCAACTATGACTGGCAATACATTGTCAATAGATGTAAAAGACTACAAATCGATTTAACCGATGTTGCTATCACTGGCTCATTAGATAAAAAAGATTCTAGACCTTTACACATGGGTATTTTAGACTACATGCAATTGTACGATAAATATGATAGATCTGGACACGTAAAAGAATCAAACGCATTAGCATTTGTATCTGGCGCAGTCTTAGATGGTATAAGTAAGATTAATTATAGTGGTTCGTTACAAGACTTATATGAAAATGATTTTCAAAAATATGTTTTCTATAATGTAATTGACTCGGTATTGGTTTACTATATAGATCAAAAGCTAAGATCTATGGAAGTCCTGCTAACATTAGCAACCATTACTAAAATGCCACTATATAAAGCTGCCTCACCGGTGGCTATTACTGAATCTCTAATCGCTCGTAAATTAGCCGAACAAGATAAACGTATCGGTACTGAGTGGGACAGAGAAGATGGTAAAAAAGATGCAAAGTATGCCGGAGCCTTTGTTAAAGAACCTATAACCGGATATTATAGTGGAGTAAGTGCATTTGACTTTGCATCACTATATCCATCCGTAATGAGGCAATTTAATATTTCACCGGATTCGTTCATCGAAATTGTTCCTGAAGCAGAAGTCAAGGAACGTAGAAAAGACCAAGATGTTATAGTTTGTCAGAATGGAGTTGTTTATTCAAAAGAAGAAAGCGTTCTTAAAAAAATCTTAGGAGATTTATATGCTCAAAGAAAAGATTACAAGAAAACTTCTTATGATTATTACACAAAAGCTGACGAACTACAAAAAAAATTTAGTCTTTAAATAAGAAGTTTATTAGCACTTGCGGGATATATAAATCACTAGCAGCGCTGCTAATAATTCATATTAAAGATTAGATTAAGAGAGGTCTCAACAAGACCTTTTTTGGCCTTTATTATTTTAAAACTTAAATAACTAAAAAAAACAACTTATTAGCAATATGTCATCATTATTTACTGAAAGAATTCCCTTTAAGCCTTTTGAATATCCAGAATACTATACAGAAGGTTGGTTAAAACAAGCACAAGCCTTTTGGCTACATACAGAAATTTCAATGCAAGGTGATGTAAAGGATTGGAATGAAAATCTTTTACCACACGAAAAACATTTAGTAGGAAACATCCTCCTAGGATTTGCACAAACAGAATGTGCAGTATCTGATTATTGGACAACGATGGTGACGAAATGGTTTCCTAAACACGAAATCAAACAAATGGCTATGATGTTTGGTTCACAAGAGACAATACACGCAACAGCTTATTCATACTTAAATGAAACTTTAGGTTTAGAAGACTTCGAAGCATTTTTACATGAACCTACAATGGCTGATAAATTTGACTTATTAACTTCAACTTCTGCAGATTATACACATGAAGACCTAGCAGAAAATGCTACCGCAAGAAAAGAGGTTGCAAGATCTTTAGCAATTTTTTCTGCTTTTGCAGAAGGAGTTAGCCTCTACAGTTCTTTTGCAGTTTTATACTCTTTCCAAATGAGAAATTTATTGAAAGGTATTGGTCAACAAATGAAATGGTCAGTAAGAGACGAGTCTCTACATTCTAGAATGGGATGTCAATTATTTAAACACATGTGTCAGGAATATCCTGAACTGAAACAAGAGGTTTATGCTGACGTATTACAAGCAGCAGACTTAATGCGCCAAATGGAGCATAAGTTTATTGATAAAATATTTGAGCAAGGCGATTTAGATAATTTAAAAGCTCAAGATTTAAAAGAATTTATTAACAAGAGAACTAATGAGAAATTAGTTGAATTAGGATACGAATCTGAATTCGAGTTTAATGAAGAACAAGCAGGAGAATTAGACTGGTTCTATCATTTAACAGGTGGACATACTCACACAGATTTTTTCGCAGTTAGACCAACTGACTACGCAAAAGCTGGTGAAGGTGAAAACTGGGACGAAGACGATTTATTTGATTAAATATTAATATGAAAGACAATAATAAAACAGTAAACCACGCAGAATACTTAGGCTGGAAATTAGGAGTTGATTTTCCAGAATGGGCAAACACTGAGGTTTATATTAAAACAATATCAGCAGGTTACTTATTTAATGGTGAAAAACCAAAAGACGCATATTGGAGAGTTTCGACTACAGTAGCAAGACGTTTAGGTAAACCTGAAATGGCAAGCAAATTTTTTGATTATATATGGAAAGGCTGGTTAAACCTAGCCTCTCCAGTTTTATCTAATACAGGATTAGAAAGAGGTCTACCTATTTCTTGTTTTGGTATCGATGTTGCGGATTCTATCCATGACATTGGTTCTAAAAACCTGGAGATGATGCTACTCGCAAAACATGGCGGTGGAGTAGGCATTGGAGTAAATCAAATCAGACCCGCTGGAAGTAACATAGCAGGTAATGGAACAAGTGATGGTGTTGTACCGTTTTGTAAAATATACGACAGTACAATATTGGCAACCAATCAGGGCTCTGTTCGTAGAGGAGCAGCAAGTGTTAATATTGACATTGAACACGGTGACTTCTGGGAATGGCTGGAAATTAGAGAACCTAAAGGAGATGTTAACAGACAATCTCTTAATATGCATCAATGTGTTGTAGTACCAGATGGTTTTATGCAGAAAGTGCAAATGGGAGACCCTGAAGCGCGTAAGAGATGGATTGGTGTACTAAGAAAGAGAAAAGCAACAGGAGAACCTTATGTAATGTTTAAGGGCAATATTAATAGAGCAAACCCTGAAGCTTACAAACAAAACGGATTAAAAGTTTATATGACTAATATCTGTTCTGAAATTACGCTACACACTGATGAGTCTCACTCTTTTGTATGTTGTTTATCTTCTGTTAACTTAGCAAAATATGATGAGTGGAAGAATACAGATCTAGTTTATACAGCAACTTGGTTTCTTGATGGAGTCTTAGATGAATTTATTCAAAAGGCTAAATTTATGAGAGGCTTTGAGAATTCAGTAAGATCTGCAGAAAAAGGTAGAGCATTAGGACTTGGAGTTCTTGGATGGCATACTTATTTACAAGAAAGAGGTATTCCATTTGAAGGCTTATCAGCTCAATTTGAGACTCGCAAGATTTTTTCGCAGTTAAAGACGGAAAGTGAAAAGGCATCTAGAGATATGGCACATGAATATGGCGAACCTCTATGGTGTGTTAATACAGGAATGAGAAACACTCACCTGAGAGCCGTGGCACCAACTGTAAGCAACTCAAAACTAGCAGGTAATGTATCTGCAGGTATTGAGCCTTGGGCTGCTAACGTGTTCACAGAACAAACAGCAAAGGGTACTTTTATTAGAAAGAATCCAGTATTAGAGCAATTCTTAAAATTAATCAATAGAAACTCTAAGAAAACTTGGGATAAAATTTTAGAAGACGGAGGTTCTGTACAAGGACTAGACTTTATTGAAGACTATTATGTAAAACTAGCCACTTCTATTTTAGATAAAGATAATATAATTACTCTGACTAAATTTGATAATTTAGAAGAGAAAGATAAAGATCTTTAATTCCAGTAAAAGATATATTTAAAACTTTTAAAGAGATAAACCAATTAGATCTAGTTAAACAAGCAGGTGTTAGACAACAATATGTTGACCAGGCTGTAAGTTTAAACCTAGCATTCCCAACAGAAGCAGATACTAAGTTTATTAATAAAGTACACTTAGAAGCTTTTAAAGAGGGTGTAAAGACTTTGTATTATATGCGAACTGAATCGGTGCTAAGAGGAGACATTGCAAAAGCAGCAACAGATCCAGATTGCGTTGCATGTGATGGATAAAGGTGTGGTTTAAAGACCACGTCTTAGGACCGGGATAGTTCTCGGAAAAAGAGGGCCGGAGTTCGCTACTACCGGCCCTTACTTTTTAAAGATTATCTCTTACTGAGTTTTTAAGTAACATTTGAGAAGTAGGAGCGATTCCAAAACTAACCCAATTGTCAGAGTTATTAAATTGTTTTCTACAGTGGTCCATGATGTCCTCGGACCAGTCTAAATGGTCTCCTGTAACATTGGTTACTGGATGCCAAACGCTTTCCCAACCGTCATTTAAGAAGGTTACCCAAGCTTTTTCTACGTTTAAATTTAGTTTCATATTGTTTTAATTACAGTACTAATATACGAAAAATAATTGACATAAAAAAATCTAGAGGCAATTATTTTGCAAAAAAGATGGTTTATATTTGGAACAAAACAAAAGATGTTACTATAATAGCCCACAAAGAGAAAAAGAAATGAACGATTATTCGTTAACAACTACAAAGATATTAAGAAAAACCTCCGACTCCGACTCGGTGGCTAATGCTGACCAATTAATTCCTAGAGTGGATTAGCATTTAAAACAATCAATAAACCAAATTAATTAATTATGAAAAATTTTATTTTAACAATGGCACTTGCAGTATTTACTGCCTTCGGTGCAAACGCGCAAAACGCAAAAGGTGACTGGTACGTAGGTACTGGCGATATTACTAACACGGCTTGGACTGAGTTATCAATCCAACCAACAATTGGCTATGCTTTTTCTGACAACTATATGGTTGGAATGAATTTGACACAAGCAGACTCAACAGAAGACATGGTCTTAGGTCTTGAAGGAAGATATTTCCATAAAGGCTTTTTTGGCTACGTTGCATTGAATGACTTTGATTTCGATCAAGCTCAATTAGGTGTAGGTAAAATGTTTGAGTTTCACAAAGGAGCAATGTTTGTAGACCCAAAGATCGTTTACGATTTAGGAGCTGAAACAACTAACCTTCAAATCGGATTTGGCTTAAAGTTCTAAGCTAATCGGATTTGGTTTTGAAATACCCAGGGTTTCTAGGATCCTGGGTTTTTTATTGAAACTAACTAGTACTTTACTATATAATTATCAAACAAAAAATATACTTAGATGAAATTACAAATTGATCGAATTGACCAACACGAGCTTACAGGTTTTATTAATCGTGTAAAGCTTATTGACTCATTTGTCTACATGAAAATCAAAGATGGACAAATACACTCTGCAGTTTATTTACCGCAAAGAGACGCAGTAAAATCACATACTGTAAACTGTGATAAAATCTTCCAAATCAGTGAATTTCCAGATACTGACAAGGAAATGAAAGTTGCTTTCTTTGAAGGAGCTAAAGTAATTGATGCAATTAAACACTTTGAGCACGATGCTATCAAAGGTGAAATTGAGTTCTTAGAAAACGAAAATGAGTTCGTTGCATCTACACTTAGAATCTTTAACGATGAGCTAGAAATTACTTTATCTTGTTCAGAGCCTTCATTAGGATTTAAAGACCTAACACCGGATCAACAAGCAGCTATTTTCGCAACTGATGATACTAACTTCAGTTTTACAATGGACACTCACACAATCAATAAAGTTAAAAACTTATTTGGACTTGATAAAGATGAGACGTTTAGTGTAAAAGCTAATGGCACAGGAGTCGCTGTTAGTGGTAAATCATTTAACGCTACAATTAATCCAGAATCAAATGGAAGTGGCGCAGTAACGGTTTACAAAAAGTATTTAAACCTGTTAGACAAAGAAGAACAAACTGTACATATTTCAGATTCTAAAATCGTATTCGAATCTACAGAATCTAGTACACTACTTACTGTATCAACTTGTCAAACAGCTTAATAGATGGATATAACTGCATTAGAAAATAAACCAACCGATCAACTAAGTAAAGAAGAGGCTGAGTTGCTTGTAAAACACTACAAGCAACTCTCCGCTAAGTATACTGCTTATGAACAAGCTGTAAAACTTACTCTTAACTCTATTTATGGTGCATTCGGTAATAAGTGGTTTCACTTTTTTAATATTGATATTGCAGAGTCCATTACTAAACAAGGTAAAGATGCTATTCTTTATTCCGAAACAATACTTAACAAATACGTTAATGATTTTTGGCATAAAGATACTAAAGTACACGAACAATTCAATATTAAAGTAAAGGGTAAAATTGAAAAACCTGCAGTAATTTATATTGACACAGATTCATGTTACGTTCAGTTTCAAGACCTTTATGAATCTATTATCTGGGAAGATGAAGATAATGTTTTACCTATTGATGAATTTATCCTAGCGTTCTATGCATTTAGACTTCAAGACTATATTACTAAATGTATGCAAAAATATGCTGATGTATCTAATACTGATAACTTCTTATTCTTTGAACTAGAATCTCTTGCCTATAATGGTATTTGGATGTCAAAGAAAAAGTATATTCAAAATATTGCATGGGATGATAAACTAGAAACTACTGATAGACATCCATCGCTTAAGAAAGTAAAGACAATCGGCTTTGATACTATTCAATCTTCTACGCCAAAGTTTGCAAGAGAGAAATTAGTAGAAGCACTTAGAATTTTATTTAGGTCACAGAAAACACCTGGCGCTGAAGAGCTACAACAATTAGTTAGCTTTATGAAAGAGACTAAAAAAGAATTTGCATTAGCAAATATTGACGACATCTCATTTAATAGAAGAACTAATAATATTGAAAAGTATATTGTAGATGACCAAATTGAATTTCAAGTAGGACTAAAATGTCCAGCTAACGTAAAGGCAGCAGGTTACTATAACTATAACTTGAATAACAATTCTAAATATAAAAACAAATATAAATTGATTGGTAACGGTGAGAAGCTTAAGATTTACAATTGTAAAACTCCAATCTCTGAAGTATTTGCTTATTTACCAGGTGAACATCCTTATGAGATCGCACCTAAAGTAGACTATGATACACAATTTGAAAAGTGTATGATTGACCCACTTAATAGAGTATTGAAAGCTATTAAATTACAGACATTAGACACTAACCTGATCTACGCATCAGCATTATTTTAAAATTATGACAATAGAACAAATTAACCAACTAGTAGAAAAGTTTCCAAACGATATGCAATTAGGTGAAGCAGTTAGAAGAGCCTATTGGGAAGCTAAAAAATCGAAGGAAGTAAAAAACCCATCTCAGTTAAACATATTTGACGATGATGATAGAGATGATGTAATACTAGGTTACGACTAATGGAAAATTCAATTAACATAGAAGACCTTCCTGTAAAACAACAGATTTATGTTAGAGAATATCAAAGAATCTTACATGGTTTAGCAGATATTCAACTAGGCATAGAGAATCTTTCTGATAGAGCTAAAGAGCTTACAAAGGAGCTTAATGAACTTAGAGCTAAAGAGAAAGAGGAATTTGGAGACGATAACGTATTAGATAATGTGTAGGAAACTATATCGGACTCTACCATATAACATTTAACGAAATAAAAGTAATAAAATGGCAAAAAAGAAAACATTTAGTTTTGATGACATTAATAAAGAATTAGCGGACCTTAATCCGCTAGGTTCCGTTATGGAACATTCTAATTTTAGTGAGGTTACAGAATGGATTGACACTGGTAACTATCACTTAAACGCATGTGTCAGTGGCTCACTTTTTAGAGGTTGGCCTAATAATAGATCTTGTTCAATTGCAGGTCCTTCTGGAACTGGTAAAACATATTTAATTTTAAACTCTATTGCAAGAGCAATTGACATGGGATATAGTGTTATCTTCTATGATTCAGAAGCAGCGGTTGATAGAGAACTAATGAAGAAGTTTGGTATTGATACTACTAAAGTCAATTACCAACCATGTAATACTGTACAAGAGTTTAGAACTTCTGTAACATCTATTACTTCAAAAATGCAAGAGGTAAAAAGAGCTGGTGGTGAAGTACCTAAGATTATGATTATCTTAGATTCTGCTGGTAACTTAGCAACAATGAAAGAGATTGAAGATGCTAAGTCTGGTTCTGAGAAATCAGATATGACTAGATCGAAAGTTCTTAAATCTATCTTTAGAATTATTATGACGCCACTTGCAGATCTTAAGATCCCATTCTTGTTTACTAACCATACATATCAAACACAGTCATTTATTTCCCAGACTGTAGCAGGTGGTGGTACTGGACCAGAATATGCAGCTTCAATAGTTTTATTCTTAGGTAAAGCTCAGTTGAAAGAAGGTGGCGAAAAGACTGGTATTATTGTAACAGCTAAACCAAATAAAAATAGATTTGCAAAACCACATCCAATTAAATTCCACTTACACTTTACAGAGGGTATGAACAGATATGTTGGCTTAGAGCAATATATTGATTGGGAAGAAATCGGTATTGCAAAAGGTAGTATTGAAAAGGGAGTTAAAACTCCTAAGGCTACAGCAAGGGGTTGGATTTGTAAACACTTAGATGAAGCAGTACCTAATGCAGAGTTCTTTACAGATAAAGTATTTACAGAAGAGATTCTACAAAAGATTGAAAAGAAGATTCAGCCAATATTCAATTATAGCACTGAACACAGAGAGCTAAACGTAGATGAGTTACTAGAAGTAGAAGATGAAGATTAATAAGGATAAGCTACCGATCAAGTATATCCTAGGGATAGAAAAAGATCTACCAGATTATCCAACCGCTCTAGATGTTTTACAAGCTGAAGTAAAACTGTGTAATAGAAACCCAGACAGATATAAAGGTAGCTTTACCTACCATGCATTAAAAACTTATAGATTCCCAGAATCTGAACCAGATAAAATTTTAGAATCTGCAAAAGAATTGGTAATATTAGGTTTATGTGAACAAACAAACGAAGAGCCCGGTAAAGAGGCTTTTAAAATTTTAATAAACCCATTCGAATGATAGCAGTATTTGACAATTTCATAAAAGATCCGACTCTATTGAAAGAGATCGAGATAAACTATAAACATATTTTTAGAGATCCAGGTAAGTATAAGTACTGGAATGGTTGGTGGAATACTCCAGCAAATAATACAACTAAAAAAGTAATTCAATATGTATGGGGAGAGAATTGCCCTATTTCACAAGGCTATAGTATTGATGGCTTTGAGTATTGGACTGGTATTCAAACAGCAGCAAATATTGAAGATGGCTGGAGTGATAACCTAAATACATTTTGATAAAGATGAAGCCTGGTTTGAAAAAACTGAAGAAGTTGTAAGCCCAATTATAGGTAGTGTATATTATCCAGCAGGACAAGATTTTGATGGAGGTGATCTTGCAATATACACAGAAGGCCGAGATTCGACACCAGAGGTCATCAAAGCAAAACCTAATAGATTTATCATCTTTAAAGCTGGGAACGATCTACACACAGTCCAGCAAGTTACACGAGGTATTAGAAATGCTATTGCAATTAACTTATGGGAAGATGAACCTTATTCTAAACAAAAAGGACATTTAGTCATAGAACAATAAAAATAATATGCAGTTCGGACAAGACTTTGAAAAAATATTCTTTAGACTCTCATTAGAGAAGCCAAAATACTTACAGGCAATTAAATTTAACTTCTATACTTCAGAAGAAATTGATGCCTTAAGTTTTTTAGCTAATAAGTTCTATGCTAAATTTAATGAGACTCCAACTAGAGAGAATTTAAAGTTATTAGTTCAAAATCATCCTAAGTCTAAGGAGAGAGTTTCAGATGGTATCTTAGATATGATCTTTGATGTAGACCTAGACAAATACGATGAGGAGTGGCTAACTAATACTGCAGAAGCTTGGATTAAGTGGAGAACATTTAATAACTCATTAACAGATACAATTGAGTATATTAAAACCACTGATGTTAATCCAGAAAACGTAGAAGCTATCGTAACCAAAGTAAAGGGTTTAATTAACGATAGAAATAACTTAACATTTAATTCTGATCTTGGTCTTAACTTCTTTGATTTTGATGCACACGACCAGAAAGAATCTGAGAAAGTTAGTACAGGTTACAATTTCTTAGACCGAATGTTAGGTGGTGGTTATGACAAAGGTGGTAACCTTGTAGTTTATGCTGGTGAACAGAATATCGGTAAATCTATTTACTTAGCAAATGATGCAGCTAACTTTGTCAAGATGGGAACTAATACTGTAGTAATTACTGCGGAAATGGCAGCACATAAATTCGTAAAAAGAATTGGTGCTAATCTACTTTCAGTTAACATTAATGAGTATGCAGAGAAAGCTAAGAATAAAGAACATATTAAACGTAGGTTAGAAACTGTCGGTGATGGATTTACTCCTCCCGGTAACCTATATGTAAAACAGTTTCCTACATCACAAGCTACAGTACTAGATATTGAAGCTTATGTAAATCAAATTGAAGAAGAAAGACAAATTAAAGTGGGCGCAGTTGTAATTGACTATATTAATATCTTAGCCAATTATCGTAACCAAAATACGGAGAATACATATATGAAGATCAAGCAAATTGCAGAGGACCTTCGTGCTATGGGAATTCGTAATGACTGGTTGATTGTAACAGCAACCCAAATTACAAGATCAGGCTATAATGCATCGGACATAACTATGACTGACATCGCAGAATCCGCGGGACTTTCTCATACCGCAGATGTAATGCTTGGTATTATTCAAGATGATTTAATGCGTGCTAATCAAGAGTATTGGTTAAAGGTACTTAAGATTAGAGATGGTGAAGGTAAAGGAACAAAGTGTAAACTAAATATTGATTGGAATTATATGAGGTTACAAGAAACACATGAGATGTCTAACTCAAATATTCATTCAATATAAAAACAATAAAACCACATGGCAAAAAATGATAAAATTTTTAATAATAATTTTGACACTCCAGAATTTGAATTAGGTAATATTAGTTTTGAATTAGATCCTTCTATTAAGGATAATCAAGATGAAGAAGAAAGAATCCATTTTGATATGATCGCTAGACAGATTCATGAATTAATTGGATTATCTAGATTTAAAGTATTTAATGAAGTAGATGAACTAGGTAAATGTAATAAACTTAGAAAAAACGACATTAATGAAGTTTATGGATATATCATAGATGAAATGGCAGCTAAATTTAGCCGTATTGATATATTCAGTGAAATGTGTGTATATTTCGATATTAAACCAGTGAAATTTTATAGTTCACTTTCAAATGTATATAAAGAAGATCTAATCCAAGAATTAGATTTAAGAACCGGTATTTTAGAAAAGAAGAACATTAAAAAGTTATTTTAAATGATTGAACCTAAGGTAATTAAACAAGGAGCCAAAAGAGTATGGGTCCTTGGAGACTTACACTTTGGTGTAAGAGCAAACTCGGTCGAGTGGCTAAATATTCAAAAAGACTTCTTCGAGAACATGTTTATCCCAACATTGAAGAAGCATGTGCAACCGGGTGATGTCCTAGTACAAGTAGGAGATACCTTTGATAATAGACAGTCTATTAATATTAAGGTATTAAGCTATGCCGTGGATCTATTTGAAAGACTAGGTCAAATTCTACCATGTTATGTAATCTGCGGTAACCATGATATTTGGGCTAAGAAGTCAAATGATATTTCATCAATCGATAGTTTAAAATGGATTCCTAATGTACAGGTTTACAAAGAGCCAGAACTTTTAAATTGGTCTGGTAAGAATGTATTATTAATGCCGTGGAGAAGAGATGCAGAACATGAAGCAGAAACTCTAGCAGATTATCCACAAGCAGATATTGTATATTGTCACTCAGAAGTTAGAGGTATTTACCTTAATGCTAAAGTTAAGAATGAGCATGGTACAGATTCTAATATCTATGACAAATATACAAGAGTTTACTCTGGTCATATCCACTTCAGACAGGAAAGAGGTAAACTATTAATGGTCGGTGTGCCATATCAATTAACAAGATCCGATAGAGATAATCCGAAAGGATTTGATTTAGTCAATTTAGAAAATATGGAAGAGACTTTCTTTGAGAATCATATTTCCCCTAAATTTCTAAGATATAACATTAAAGCGCTATATGATATGCCTCTCGGCAAGTTTAAGGAACAAATAGAAAATAACTTTGTAGATCTATTCGTACCTTCACAAATCGCCACAACCAATGCATTGAGCCAGTTGGTTAATGAGATACAACATATATCAAGAAAATTAGAGCCTAATATTTACGAAGAAGATTCATATATCGATAAAGACTTTTATGATATAGATGAAATTGAAGAGATGTATAAGAATTACAATATTCTTAATCTTTGTAATATGTATATTGATGGTATGAAACAAGACGAGGATTTAGCTCTAAAACTAAAGAGCAAGTTAAAACAATTGTATACACAATGTGCTTACAATTATGACACCGACAAATAATGAGAATAGACTATATTGAGTTTAAGAACTTTGCTTCTTACGGAAATCAAGTACAGCGGATAGAATTTAGAAAGGATGCATCAGAGTTATTTTTAACTTTAGGTAAAAATGGTCATGGTAAAACTACTATTGCTAATGCAATTATATACGGTCTATATGGTAAAGTTGAAGGTGTAAAATTAGCAGATCTACCTAATCGTATTAATAAAGAACTTCATGTAAAGATTGGTTTACAATGTGGTACTATGGCTATAGAAATAGAGCGAGGTATTGCACCAAATAGATTTAGCGTCTTAATTAATGGAGTTGAGTTTGATAAAGCAGGTAAGAAATCTGTACAAGAGTATTTAGAAGATGAAGTATTCGGTATTCCATATCATGTATTTAAAAATATAATTATTCTATCAGTAAATGATTTTAAATCATTTTTAACTATGTCTAATCAAGACAAGAAGCAGATTATCGATAGAATGTTTGGCTTCTCTATTCTTAATGATATGCAAAGGCAAATCAAAGACGAACGTAGAGATATTAAATATGATATTGATGCTTATGATGCTGAGTTAAATGAAATAATGAATTCAATCGGATCAGTTAAAGGTAAATTAAATACTTTACTTGCAGAATCTAAAACTGCAAATAAATCTAAGATCCAAGAATTAAAAGACCAATTAGTTACTCTACATGAAACTGTATTAGATATTGAAGCTAATCGTACGAAGGAAGAAGATGCGATGAATAAGTTCAATAAAGAATATAATGAAAAGAGAACTGAGGCTGGGGATATTAAAAGAGAGATTGATTATCTAAATAAGAAGTTAAAGTTATATGAAAGTGGACATTGTCCCAACTTGTGAAACTAAGTTAACTTCTGATTGGCACGTAAAACAAAAAGATTCTTTTACTGAAAAGATTGATACCAGTACAAATGATATTAAGTCTATTAAAACAGAGATGGATGCTCTACAAGATAAAGTTTTAAAGGCTAGAACTGCTAAACTAGATTTAGAAGGTCAGATCTCAGATAATAAGGTAACGATGCGAGGTCTTAAAGGAGAACTATTAAAATTAAAAGATACTCCAGAGGGTGCAGACTTCGATCACTTAAGAGGTCTTATTACAGAGTTTGAAGAGAAAGAAGCTGAAAAATCTGCAAATAAAGATCAGTTAAATGGTGACTATAACTTTATGGAAATAGTAGAGAATATTTTAGGTGAAGATGGCGTAAAGAATTTAGCAGTTAAAACTATTCTACCAGGACTTAATAGCAATATTGCAGCCATGGCACAAACCATGCACTTACAATTCCATATTAGATTTGATGAGAAGTTCAATTGTATTATTAATCACTTAGGTGAAGATATTAATCCAATGACACTTTCAACTGGTGAGCGTAAGAAAGCAGACTTTATTGTTATTATTGCAATTATTAAAATCTTAAAATTAAGATTCCCACAATTAAACCTTCTTTTCTTAGATGAGTTATTATCTTCAGTAGACCATGATGGTGTTTACAATATATTGAAGATTTTAAATCAAGTAATTAAAGAACATGAAATAAACACATTCGTAATTAATCACTCGGTACTACCACATGAGATTTTTGACAAGAAAATTGAAATTTACCGAGAAAATGGATTCTCTAAATTTACAATAGAGAACATAGATTAATGGAGTGATATATACTCTATGGCAACATACAATCTTAAATTTAATAAAGACGATTCAGTTATTAGACACGTAGTTGTTGGTCTATTAGCAGACCTCAATAGTAAACTGAGTTTTTGGAGACAAATTAGCAACGACGAGAGAGTGGTTGTTGATGTCCCTTTCTTTTATGCAGTCTCAGGAGATGAGAACTTTTTAAAAGATGCATTCCTATTTTCAAATGTTAATGGACCAGGTTGTGACCCTGATGGTCAGTATGCAGATGGTAATTATGATAAAGTACCAAGAGGTATTGTAAATTTAACTTCATTTGCAGTAGATCCTGCAAAATTAGTTAATAAAAGAAATATGGGCCAATATTCAATGATGAATGAAGAAGGCCTAATGGAAGGTTATGTTGCTGAATTCGAAATGATTCCATGTGTTATTGGAGTTGATGTAGAAATACTTGTATCAAGTCAATTAGACTTATTTAAAGTTACAGAAGCTATTGTAAAGAAAATGTACAAGGCTAATTTCTATAATGTAGATGCAGGACATTTAGAAGAGGGAACTTACAGAATCTCATCTGAGTATATGATGCCAGATGATTATACACAGGAAAAACCTGTGGAATATAGCTTTGATGATAAAGCAAATCATAAAATTACATTTAGTCTAGAGATTAATTCATTTATCCCATCATTTGATTTTGAAGAAGATACTTATAGAAAATTCACTAGAACTACTTATGCTAATGCAATAACAGGAGACTATGACGATCCAAATGGATTCTTAGATCCTAATATGTCCCCTAATGTTTATTATGATTGTAACCAAGGTACCAAGTGGGAATCTAATGGACTACAATGGGTTATGACAGGAGGTGGATTCTCATGTACAGATCTTTCATTAGTAGCTACATTTGGTGAAGAACAAAATACAGAATCTCAAATTAAAAGAGTTTCTAGAAGAAGAAAACAGTCTAATAGAATGTTTACAATTAAGAACGGACCAGGTCCTAATGTAGCTACTTCAGAGGATGCTAAACCAATACTTGGAGACAATTATTCAGTCACCGGAAGGGACTATCCGTTTGGAGGTAAAATAGACGAATAATTTGACGATATATACTTAATAGAAAATAAAATACGAAAAATGGCAAATCAAGAAAACAATAAAGTTATTTCACCAGTTATTGAAAGTGGCCATGGTCACATTTTTCATGTTAATGGTGCAAACTTTAAAGTGACTGGATCTCATATAGAACCAGTAGCTGAAACTAACGATGTATTTAATACACTAGTTAGTGCTAATAATTTATTTACAATCAATGAGAATGGAATTTCATTCTACTACGATTACAACAATAAGCAAGCTATTTCTAAAATCGAAGAAAATGCAGATGTAAACTTCGATAAGATGAATGACTTAAACGATAAGATTAGTTTCTTAAATGAGTCAATTAAAGAACTTAGATTAGCTGGTAAAAAAGGAAAAGCTTTAGAGACTGCTACTAAAGAGTTAGAAACTACTCAAGAAGAATTAAACGAAACTAAAAGATCTTCAATTGCAATTCAATTTACTTATATAAAAGAATCAAATAAATTCTTTGCAGGTAAAATGGAAATCACTTTAGGTGGTGAAGAGAGACTTGCAGAAAGATTCTTTACCGTAGGTTATATCAAAGTTGAAGACAAACCTATCTTAGAAGCATTCCAAGTTGCTGCAGAAAACTTTGATACTTACAAAGTTTTAGATTTTGTAGAAGAGTCTACTAAAGATCAAATCACTGTAGTTTCTATGAAAGCAGAAAATAATGCTTTTATTTACAGAAAGAATAATGATACTAAAATTGTAGAATTCAAAAAATTATTAGCTGATGCTGCTATAGAATATGTAGCAGAACAAACAGGAGCTGATGTTACTGAATTATATGCTGAAGTTTTAGAATCTCTAGTAGAAAGAAGAAAAGCTAAGAATGAAAAGATTAATCTTTACAATGAGATGTTATCATTCTTACATGACCAAGTAGGTAGATTAGCAGAAGCTGATAGAAATCTACCAGATATTAAAGCAGCAGATAATTTATTAAAAACTGAAATTAAAAGAATTTCAGAAGAATTAGCTGGTGTGCAAAATGAAGATATTTTAGATATTGAAGATGGATATGTCTCTGCTCAATTAAAAGTAGAATCTGATGGTTATCCAAAAGACCAGGTAATGAGAGTAGACGCTCTTGAATATACTAATGCAGGAAAGAATGATATACTTACAGTATTCATAAAAGATGAGCCTGCAAGAATTGAAAAGTTTAAAATTGCTTTAGATTCTAAAGATGCAGTTTAATTAAACTTTCTTCCTAAATCCCACTAAAAGCCCGTTTCGAAACATTCGGGCTTTTTTTTCATATAATAGTAAATTAAACAAAGCAAACGTGCCAAGAAAAAAGAATTATCTAAATAATAAAGATCTATACAATCAGATTGTGCAGTCTTTAGAGGATGATAAGTTAACTAGGGATGCTGAAAAGATGTTAATTCTTTTAGCAGAGAGGGCAATAAGAAAACTAGTTTATGTAAATAATGATGATAGAAATGATTGTCTACAATTTGCAATACTAGACCTCTTAAAATACTGGCGTAACTTTAATCCCAAATATACCAACGCGTTTGCTTATTTCACAGAGATAGCAAAAGAGAGGGTATGCGAAAGGTTGGAATAAAATCCACCCACAAAAATATAAGAACACAATGTCGATGGATAAGATTAATACCAATAATGGTAGTTCAGAAGGCGGAATGTTTAATATATAAATGTCAATAAAGAACTTAAAACCCAGAGGGAATTCAGGTTTTGTACAAGGCTATTACGAGCCACAAAATCCAGACAAATACATCGGTCCAACGCCGATCATTTATCGTTCCTCATGGGAAAGAAAGTTTTGTATTATGTGTGATACTAAAGATAACGTATTAAAGTGGTCAAGCGAACCTGTGGAAATTGCTTATATTTCTAGAATTGATAATAAAAAGCGAAAGTACTATCCGGACTTCTATATGAAGACCAAGAATGAAGAGGGTATTGAAGAAGAGTTTATAGTTGAAATCAAACCAGAAGCTCAAATTAAAAAACCTAGACCACCTCTTAAGAAATCAAAGAAGGCTTTAGAATCGTATAAGTTTTTAGCAGAGCAATATGTTAAGAACACTGACAAATATAAATATGCGCAAGCATGGTGTGAAAGTCGTAACATGAGATTTATCGTGTTAACGGAAAAGACACTTAAATAATGGGACAAGTTAAAAAGAACATAAAAGAATTAGCTAAAGATGCCGGCGGTAGAGGCGGAGCAAAATCTGCTGCTGAAGCCTGGTTCGTAGATTCTAAGAAGTCTATTAGAGAAGGTGCAGTACAGAGTACGGCAAGAAGATTTAGACCAGGACAGGTCTATGTGTTTAGATACGACGATCCTAAATATGCAACAGAGTGGGATAGAAATCCATGTGTATTAGCATTGGACCCAGCAGGTAATAATGACTGTGGCATTAATCTAAACTTATTACCACCTAATATTAAAGAAGAACTACTAGATGTAGTTTACGAAAGATTCAAAGGTTACTTAAAGGGACAAGAGGGAAAGCCGGCTAAAAACCAGGCTCCGCTATCATTAAGTTATGATGGTGCAAAGGGCTTTTTAGGTAAATTTGGATTTGATTTTGCGATTAGACAATATATCCCTAGTCGTAAATCACAACAAGCAGTAGTAGGATATGAACACTGGGCCAGAATCGCACTTGCTGATTTTCTACAGTTAGAAGGCATGGGAGTTGGTGCTATCAGGGCAATGTTCAGAAACCACTTAAATAAATGAGATATATAAAACAGAAATAATACTATATTATGGCAGGATTTACCGAAAAAAGAAACGGACCATTCAGTTCTAACACAAGACCATTTAGCCTTTCAAATGCTTTGAAAACGCTAAGTTCTTTTGGTATGCGTTATGACGACATGGTACTTAGACAATCTCAAGCAATTGGTCCAATGGAAGACCAGTTTGGCTATAGAGAGATGAACCCGTTTGGCCT